CCAGCTGGTATAACACTAAGAACACTCAGACACTAAAAAGCCAGCTGGTATAACACTAAGAACACTCAGACACTAAAAAGCCAGCTACGCTTACTCAATAACTTTTTAGGTTCTTTGTGTGCCTTTTTTGAAAAACAACCCTGCGGGGGAACGTGACGAAAATTTTGAAAATTATGTCACATTTTTCCGAACGCAATAAACCAAACATTTTCAAATTGTTCATTTTTTGAACGTTTTCGCTTTTTAGATAACACTTGCATGGTCTCGTTGCAACACTTACGCCACAAAAAAGGCAGGCGATGGGAAGCCGTTTAGTCAACACATACTACGAAAAAGCGAAAGGTAAGAGATAGCGAAAATATAGGGATGATAGCCCAAAAAGCCTATATATATTAATAATTTAATAATTTAATATATATATAGGACACTTCGCCATTTTTGTCATTTTTCGCTTTTTGCCTTTTGTGTGTGCCTTTTTGCTATTTTTTGAGGGGTGTTTTTTAATTTTTTGGAAATTTTTCCGATTTTCGCGGTTCTGGGCGGTTTATGAGGCGTCCCCGTTTACCCTGTCACTTTTGGGAATCGTCGAACCCCCCTCGGATCGGTAAAAAACAGCAGGCAAACAGCCCCACAAAGAAAGTAAAAAGCAAAATTTGCTTATAAGTCATTGATTTCATTACAATTAATTTTCACTTTTTGGGTTGTTTTAGTGCCTTTTTAGGATTTTTCGGACAGCCCCACAAGGAGGATAAAAAGCGTGGTGTCTCTAGCGGTCGGGCGTTACATTTTCGCAAGTTTTCCGCCGATCTAAATCGGTTCAAATTTTAAGCGATCAGTTAAAAATATCGTAATTATTTAGTTTTTAAGTGTTGACAACCTAAACCGATCTGTTATAATAGACCACGTAAAGCGATCGCATGGTGCGGTGGCAGTTAGTATATAGGAGATCTAGCGATGTTTAAATTTTTGAGACTTAAAGGAGCAGTTTTAGAGTTGCGCCACCGTGTAACGGGTGCGATGGTTCATATTTTAGATCTAGGCAATGCCTATAGATTAATGGTCGGCGATAAAAAGCAAAATTTTGCGAAGTCTGTAACATTGGCAGAAGTGTTAAGCATCGCCAACAGCATGGTGAAAGCTGAAAAATAATAAAACTTTTTTATAGATAAGTGTTGACAATTAGAGTATAAAAAGCGATAATGTCAACACTTGATAAGCAAACAACAGGAGAAAACAAAATGACTTACGAGCAAGAACAACGTTTTACCCGTTTATCTAATGATGTCAACGGGAATCCACGTTATTACATAGGTGCCTATGACCTCGCCGATCTTGCGGGGGGCTCAATCGCAGAAGTGGAAGCGGTAGCTATAAAAGCCGGCTTTCGCAAATATCGAGGCAAAAAATACGGCGTCGGCTATGTTGTAGTAAGCTACAATTTAGATCAGTCGTTAAGCTACCTCCAGGCGCAGCTAGAAAGAGAAGCGCAGAAGTAGGCTAATTCAATGCGCCTAGCCTTTAATGATTAGGCGCATTTTGTGAGCTTATTTTTAACTAAAACAACAAGGAGTAGATCAATGTTTACCCAATTAAAGCGCACGGAAGAAGGGCGCAAGCTTAAAATCTTGACACGTTGCAACCGTGAGCAGGTATATCTCTATTCGGTGCAAGTGGTGGAGCTTTATAAATATAATGGCTTGCCGGTGGATAACTTTATCAAGTCGTTCCGCACACTTGAAGAAGCGGAAGCCTATTTTGAGGTATGTTTTGCCGATTTAACAACAGGCGCCCGCATCGAAAAAGCCGAGGCGATTTTGCGACGCATTAGAGGCAAGATCCACGATTATGAAGACATTTACGAGGATTTTGCGCCTCATAATTGGATTAAAGCAGAGCGTAAGATCCGCAGCTGGCTTGATCGCCACATTCCTAAAAAAGTGGTGGGGCGTCGGGATGTTTTGAATGTTTACTATTTGTGAGGGCTAAAAAATGGCGAAGCATATTCATTTTTTAAGAGTAATCGGCTGCCGTACGGCGAAGATCCAACGTTATAGCGATCAAGGATTTTTCATGATGGTCGCACTGGATGAAAAATTAGCCGAAGGGCGGCAGGTGCGCCTTAATGTTTTTGACACTTATTCCGATTTTTACCATGCGATCGTAGAGTCTGATAAATATAAACGAAAGGTAGATGAAGAGCTTCACGACCTAACAGACCAACCGGCGCAGATGACGGATGCGTTTACGCTGGAAGTTTTCCCCGATCGTCGTGGTCGCTATGTTCACCTAAAAAATCGCCTTGTAGATGCGATAAAAGAGCGGAAATTGCGAGGCATTGCTAACCGATGCTTTCGCAATATGAAAGAGGGATATTTGCCAAAGAGTGGGTTTTTAAGATTTAGCAGAAAAGTGAAGAAATTTAAAAATGAATGAGAAAGCGTATGAAATAGCGGTAGATGTAGCGGATCTTGCCTATCCGTTAGAGATTGAGCGACAAATTCGCCTCCGCAGTCGATTGGCAATGCTAAGCAGTAAAACTGATTTGCGCATGGTGTTCACAATTGAAGGGCGTAAGAATGGGCGCTTTGGGTCGGCGAATAGAGCGATAGACTTGCCACAAGGTACACTGTTACCTGACGGCGATCCAGTTTTTCGCTCGATGTTGGATGCATTCTGTGATCTGTGGTGGCAAGAGCGTGAGGATAAGAACACGGAATTTATTAGCTTTCGCATTTCATTGATGGATTATGATGATGTGAACCGCTTTGTAGATGTGTTCACGATTAAAGCAAAGGAGAATTAAAAATGACATTGGAAGAAATTTTGAGTTTGATCGAAGAAAACGAATTAGGGCGTGATGTATTTATGCACCTTTTCAGAGACGCTTATTTTGTTGCCGACCAGTTGACGACTGACGATTGCGCAGAAGGGTTTGAAGGCATCCTAAAAGGTAAAGACGACCTGACGAGAGACCGATTAAAAAAAGCGGTGAAGCCTCAACGCTTTACGGGTAGAGTTTTCAAATTCCGTAAAAAGTTCTCAGGCGGAAAGAATAGCTTTAATCCGAAAGTCTTTATCTTGAAGGGCATGGAAGAAGGTGTAGAACGATGGGAAGAAATCGACGGGAATTTGTTTGTTGACCTCAAGGCGATGACGAATGAAGACCATGTACGAACAACGTTTAATGACGGTGAAGTTTGGGATATTGAGATCAAAACCGACCGCCGACGTGAACGGATGTTCACAACAATCGCAAAACACTGCTACGGCGTGGAGGTGTAGGGAATGGAGCGAATCTATATTATGGCGGTGGTCAAAGACCTGAAGGGCAAGCCTTGCACCGAACTAGGTACGGGTGGAATCTTTTGGGTAGATAACCGATTATCCCGTGCGAATATGGTGCGATGCGGTGAAGAAATTATCGCCAAATACAAAAAACAACGGCATCACGTAATTGGCTTCGTTCTGTGTTCCTGTCGGAATAAGCCGTATTATGTAGAGAGTTTTCATGCAGTAAATTAAAAGTCGAAGGGGAAAAAGGAATGCAAGATGTATTAGTGGCAGTAAGTAAGCACGGGCTATCGGTGGCGGAGTTGACGGGCTTACGTGAGTTAGAAGGTAAGGAATACGATAATCGCTATCAATTTTTTGTTGATATTGATGCGGTGTTATGTGCGCCTAGCGTAACCGTGAGAATTATTTTAGGTTACGCTGCCGACTGGGCAAAATTTTTGAGCGAAGAGCCGTTTGATAATGGCGCATATATTTACTTTACAATCAAGGCTGAGAGCCTAAGAGATGAGGAGAATTAAAAATGATTACATTAAAAGAAGAAGGCCTAATCGTAGGTGGCGTTGAAAGAAAAGAAGACAAAATCGCTGAACGAATGTTTGATCTACTAAACGAACGCCTAAGTGATGCCGTTGGGCAGTACGGGTGCGACTTGCATAACTACTTATTCAATGAGGAACCAGCCTTTATCTACTATAACACAGCCGAAGACGCTTGCGAACGTGTAGGCGTGTTCAGTGCGATCCGCTTAGTGAATAAGTATGAGAAAGATAATTTTGGTGAAGTAAGTACAGAAATTGAATCATGTAAGATCGCCAATATGTTGGTATATATTTACGGGGAGTATTTACTACAGGTAAGTGGAGCCGTGGATGACGAGCAATGGGATCGGGAGTTGACGGCAGAAGACCTGGTGCAAATTGAAGAACGCATCCAGCGTTGGTGCGATGAGAATTTGCCACAAAATGAGCAGTATCGCACATTGGATGAACAGGTTTGGGACTACTACGGGAGCTACTAAGATGGAAGGGAAAGAGCCTAAAATTGACAGCATCCCGGTGAAGTTTGACATTTGGGACACGTACTACCACGTAAAAGACTACGGGGATAAGGTTGAGGTGAGCACTCCTTGTCGCAAGTATGGGAAAGGTAGAGATAAGGAGAGTTGGACATTAGGGCGTTACACGGAAGAGACGGTGAACCCTGAGTTGATGGCGATGATCCGCATCATGGTCGCCAGTGGTAAGCCTGCCGTCTTTTCAAAAGAGGGTATGGCGCACTTCGACATGGTGCAGGTAGTTGTAGGGCTTCCGCTGGCGTATGGCTGGCGAGCAAAAGATTTTGAGTAAAACACATAGGAGAAAAATTATGAACTTATTAAATTTTATGCAAGAAATTACGTGGCATTATAACCGTTGCTTAGTTAACCAGGACAATGACTGGAAACGAAGTTTATTATCACTTCGTGCAGCTTATAAAGATTTACAACAAGAGCAGGGCTTTTCGACGCTAGTTATTGAGGTACAAGCGCTGGTAGCAAACGATGAATTTTTGCGATATGCGGCGTGGATGTTGGATGACGTATGCGATCAGTTGGAAGTTGGCGAAATGACTTTCGCGCCTTCTACTATGTTCATGGCGTTGCATGAGTATGAACATAATCATAGCGTGGGGCTAAACGACAAAGGACTAAGCTCATTACAACGTATTGCTTTAACCCGATACACCCATGATCTTGTCACAGGCGATGCATACGAAGCCTTGATGAAAGCGGTAAATGCTTTCGGTGAATATTTATTAGTAGTTAATTTGGAGACAGGAGACAAGGCGTATGCGTTAACTTTAAAGCTAATCGATAATATTCGCCTTGCGCTATTACGTTGGATGCCGAATGACTTTAAGATTATTGACTTGACCGTAGATGTGTAAAGCTATGCGTATTATTCACGGCAATAAAAGCCTCGACGCTGAGGCTGATTATGATTTATTTGTCATTACGATGACACGATATTTCACTATCGGTAAAGATAAATTAGAGGTCGAGCTTGACCTTACCGAAGGTGAGAAACTCTATCGAGAGTTAGGCAAATGGTTGAAGGGGATGAAGCGTGAACACGACGATGCCTTACAAGATCAAAACAAATAAGCGGACTGGGAGAGCATATATACTTTTCCAACGCCACTTAACAAAAGACCGCTATCGCTTTCTACATGGTGAGCCATGGATGCAAGACGGAGAGTGAGTGTTCAAGGCAGCGCATTATAAAGGTAGGGTGGTAGTGTGGGTGTTGATGGGTAAGCGGATAGATGATCTAGCTTACCTGAATGTAAAAACCGTAGAGGGGCTGAGAGATGGAGATTTTGAGGCCCTCTATAAGATAGCAAAAAAGATGGTGTAAGCATGAAAGTCCTAACACTTAAACAATTTAATGAAAAGATTCGACCTTACGGGTTTAAAGCCGAAGCTAAGAATTATGGCTACCACTACCTGATTCGGTGCAGAGGGTTTAGCGTGAGTTACTACCCAACTTCTGAGAAATGGGTTGGCGGAAACAATCGCGTAGGTTGCGGATTAGCGTCGTTTCTTTCCTACTTACGTAGTATTACAAATAAATCGCTGTCGCTTAAGAGGCCTACTCATGAGTTTATCTGTAAGCGTGTGTTTATGGCGACATTTATTGAGGCAATAGACCTTATGCCATTGTATGGGTTTGATAGTTTCGCTGAGTGGTATAACCACGCAATGCAAAGCCCAACGGATGCGTGGATGACGGCGAAAGATGGGACACGCTTAGTCGTGTTACCGGAATGGTGTGGCGCACCTGCGAAAGACGTAATGCGCCAAGTATATATTGATATTGAAGATCTGATCCGAGCTATTCGGACAGAAAATGTGGAGATTTAAAAATGAGTAATTCAATAGTGCTAAAAGGCGAAGAAGCCTACAAAAGAATGGCGGAAATAATTTTCGACGCGTGTTCGTTACTGGTAAATATTAAGCTGACCGAAGTAGTAGCGATGGCTTCGTTTAAAGCCGGGATACAAACTCAAGACAACTCACAGAAACCTGATATTTTTACGATGCACGATGGCGTGGCGGTTGGGGACAGTCGCATGGTGTTTCGACGGTTGATGGGAGAGGAGTTAGGCCCTATTGTAAAGAAATATGTTAGCGTTGAGAAAATGTGTCCATTCCAAGTAATTAAAGAATTTGCTCAATTAGTTGACGGCATCACATTCGAATTTATTTAAGGTGGCGATATGGCGAAGAGTAAGAACCGGCGGAAAGACGGGAAGGTCGTTAAGGTCGATCATAAGCAACGTTATAGATGGATGCTGGCGACTGAAATCAAAGACTTGATGGTATGTAATATCGTCGATAGACGTGAGGTAGTTGACGGGGAACTACGAACCTCTATGACTCCACGCACACTGGTGTATAACCGCAGACTAAAAAAGGTCGTACCAATCACGAAGGTGCAAGAGGAAGGCCTTAGAGCTGAGCGTTGGAAGTGGAACATTCAGACAGGTGTCGTGTGTCGCAAGCAAGATGGTACCGTCTATCTTGACCGTGAGATGAACACGCAGACTATCTCAGAAGTATTGCTGACGGAGATGAACGACCATGTAACGAATATGCTGGTCGATGCATGGACGCAAGCGAACTCTTTACACGCGCTTACAATGTTTTGGGTGGCGTGTCCGTATGAGATCGACGATATTCCACAAGAAGCTGTGTTAGCACCGATGTGGGCGTTTAATGTAACCGGCAATATGCTAACTCAGTATGAACAAGAAACGCCTGATTTAGATGTGATCCACTTCCGCACTGACTATCTTAGTGAATACGTGGAGTGGTTTAATAATCAACCTAAATTCGCTAACCGTGTGAAAGAGTTGCGTAATGTGCGGTACTGGTTCGCAGAAGGCGAAGGCAAGATGAAGAAGGGTGAGCTTTCCGAATACCGCCAACGCCTTATTGAAAAGACGGCCATTGAAGATCCAAGTTTTGGATATGACAAGTTTAATCCGTTCGCTACGGTGCAAGGCTTTATTAATTGGGGCGAACACGTAGGGCGCATGGACGGGGTAAAAAGCGGAAGACTACTGAGCTACTTCGAAGAAGTCCCACCCTGTTTAAAAGTCTATGTGGCGTTGGAATATGACAACGGCGAAGTGAACAAAATCTTGTTTTACAACGAGGAGGGAATGAAACGTGCGGAGTCAATCTATGATTAGAGACGGTCAACCGGCCTACAAGGTCGTAGTTGAAGGCGGTGTCGAGAAGGTAGTTTACGTGGAGAAGTTTTGTGCGTGGGCTGAGATGTATGCGATGCCGTTTAAAGAGCCGGTAACACTTGGTGTGTTTGCTACCAAAGAAGAGGCGGATGCTCACTGTGGGACGATGGTTGAGCGCCTTCGCCAAGAGTTTGCTGAATTGAAGTTATAATCGTTGCAAACTAAAAAGTAAAAAGTTATACTTGCACCATGTTATTATTTAGCGGTGTTAGTATGGAATCGAAATTTATGTTACAGCTCCCAAAGAGCCTGAGAGCTGACATCAAAAGAGAAGCACGACGCCAAGGTATAACGATGAACGACTATATCGTAACCGTGCTTACTCAGTTCATTGAGATACAGAGAGGACAACGTGAGCGAAAGAAAGATTAAGAAACTTTCCGAGCGAGTTAAAACCAAGTTAGTGCAAGAAGGTGATTGCCTGGTTTGGAAAGGTGCGATGGTGGGTCAATCACCGGTAATTGGTGTACGACAAGAAGATGGATCGTATCGTAACTTAAATATCCGTGCCTTTCGTGGAACGAAAATCTATGAAGGTACAACATTAACCACCATATTTAAAAGCTCATGTGGGAATCCACGTTGCGTGGCGAAAGAACATATTATCTTAGGTTCACCTTTAGCAGGGCGTACTTTCTTCCGTGCCGGTGCGAAGAAAAACCTCATGGATGTAAACAAAAAAATCTTCGACCTGGCCGTAACGGTGGCAGCCGAAGATATGGCAGATGAAGTGGGTCTCGCACCGACGGCCATTCGTAAAATCTTAGCAGAGAACACGGCGATGTATCCGTACTTCACTATCCGCTTAGCTGAGCATTGTAACCTTGAAGACGTAGCGGAGTTTAATGGTACACAGAATGCAGCGCGCGAATACTTCAATATCTCGCAGTTCGCTTGGCGTTTTGTTAAGGGCAATAAAATGCAAACTGTCCTTGATGAAGAACTGTATATTAAGTTGTTGGATGAATGCGAAGTACGTGGCCCACACCTTGTTTGGGTAGGTGATACGGCTGGTGGTACTCCGGTGAGCGGTGCGTTGGGAAGTAAACGACGTGATGCGTTTAAACTGTTAGTTGCCGCTGTTCATGGTGGGTCTAAATCACACTTATTTGAAGGCTGTAATTGTGGGTTCGAAGGATGCATTAATCCATTCCATGTAGGAGTAAAAGCATGAACTTTTTGAATAAATTAAATCCATTTTACTGGAAAAAAGTGGCGGATAAGTGCAATGCACTTACGACGGATCTAGTGAATAAGAATACACACCTAACCGCATCTAATGTTGCGCTAAAAGAAGAATGCAGAGCCTTACGTCAAAAGGTAGAAGCTTTCAATGTAGATTTAGCCAATCGCCTTAGCGTTGAGGATTCTGAGTTAGCTAAGCGAATTGCTACCGGCGAGGTTAGCGCAGTTGAAGCGAAATTACTCTTAGATTTACGCCTTCTACGCGATGAAACTGATAATGCCAATGAATATGCGCGGTACGCACAGGAAATGTTGACGGCGGAGCAACAAAAAGTCGCAGAACTACAAGCCACCGTTGATCGACTACGTAAACAGAACGATAAATATTTTGAAATTTTTGCTGGCGTAGGAAAAGATGAAGGCATCCTCCTTACAGCGTCGCATCGTGGGAAGACGATTGTGTTAGATGCGCCGGATGTAGAGGAGAAGTAGTTATGTCAGATGGAATACTAACGGATGTTTCGTCTCTAAAGAAAACTAAAGTAGATCGTTCAACATCGGCTGTACTTAGTAGTATAAAGGAGTTCATCGAATCAGAATTCATGAACAGTTCAAGGGTTTTTGTATCGGATTCAGTCTTTGTCGAATATGGATGTATGGATAGAACAGAAGTGTACGCCGAATTAGAACGGAAGGGATACCAAGTAGAAGAAATCCAACCTTGCCGTGGTGAAGAAGGCGGTATTGTTATTAGTGGGTGGTAGGATGGAACGCACCGAAATCACACTTGACTTCGAAACCTACTACGACAAGAAGTCAAAGTATTTTTTGAAGAATAAAAATAGTGGATTGACGATTGAGCAGTACATTCGCAATCCTAAATTCGAGGTCATCGGTCTGTCAGTAAAAGTAGGCAACCGACCGGCGGAATGGCTATGCCCTCACGAAATCGAAGAATGGTTGAACCACGTAGAAATCGCTTATGGTTGGGATAATGTACGATTAATTGCGCACAATGGGCGATTCGACATGGCGATATTAGGGTGGGTTTACAACGTTTACCCCGGCCAGATTGCTGACACAATGCTAATGAGCCGTGCGCTCCAGTTGTGGGATAGCCACTCATTGGATAACGTTACCCAACAGCTAAAAGACCGTTACGGATGGGGTATTGTGCGTGACGCAGACGGCAACACAACATGGGGCAAACTGAGCGCAGAAGACTTACTCGTCTCGCTAAGCAAAGGGACAGAAGTAGTCGATGCAGACGGTAAACACTTAATGGACTTTACCGATGAAGAATACGACCGCTATGCCACCTACGGTAAGACCGATGTGGACTTAACATGGTCGGCGTATAACTGGTTCATGAAATTTGCTGCTTTCCCTGAGTTGGAAATCGACGTCATGACCGCGACCATTGAGACCTTTACTTACCCTGTGGTTGAACTTCACTTGCCGGTGCTAAACGAAGTTAAACGAGTCGTAAACGGCGAGCGCGACGCACTCTTAGCAAAAGTGGGCGCAACGCTTTCAGATCTTCGTTCAGATGAAAAGTTCGCTGAACTACTACGTGGACTAGGTGTTGAGCCACCAACGAAAGTAAATGCAAAAGGGCAGACGAAGTATGCGTTTGCTAAGAAAGACTTAGATTTTCTACGCTTACTTGAACATGAAGATCCAAATGTGGTTGAACTTGTAGAAGCACGGTTAGGGAACAAGTCTTCGCAAGCCGTAACACGTGTAGAACGATTTATTGACCTCGCTTCTCGTGGCCCTATGCCTATGCCGTTAGAGTATTACGCAGCACACACGGGCAGATGGGGCGGGGCGGACGCAGTTAATGTCCAGAACATGAACCGTAACCAGCTCGTCGACCAGTCTACACCGGCAGGGACGAAAGTTTTCTACAAAGACACAGCGGATGCCGTCGTAGCAGTGTTACCGGATAACAAAGTTCACCTAGCACGTGCCGGTGTTGTAGAGAACGACGAAGAAGAACTCCACGTCATGGGACTTCGTGATGCAATTAAAGCCCCGAAAGGTAAAAAACTTGTGGTGCTGGACTGGAGTCAGATCGAGTTGCGGTATAACAGTTGGATTTGGGGCGAGGATTGGATCTTAGACACCCTCGTGAGCGGTAAAGACGTTTATAAGGTAACGGCAGCGATGACGTATGCGATAGCGTACGAAGAAGTCAACAAGTCGCAACGATTCGTCGGTAAATCGCAACAATTAGGGTTGGGATATGGTGCCGGTAAGAACGGATTAATCGTCGTAATGGGTAAACGATCCGAAGAATTTACTGAACAACAGCTCCAGTCCTTTGTGAACTCCTATCGCCAGTCTGCTCCGAATATCAAACGCGGTTGGGACAAGTGCAAAACGATGTTAAATGCGATGGTACAAGGCATCTACATCGAGCTGGGCGATAAGCATGGTCTTTATTACTCGTTAGGGAATAAGATTATGCGACCTAATGGAATGGGGTTGACTTATCGTGAGGTACATCACCGGCCAGGCGAAATGGGTAATGAGTTATGGTTCTGGGGTAAGAACAAACAGACCAAGAAACCTGATTGGGAGAAGACGTTCGGCGGCAAAATTACGGAGAACCTCTGCCAGGCCTCTTGTAGAGACATCGCAGCCGAGAAAGTGGTTAGTCTTCGCTATAAGTTCTTCGAGAAAGGTTGGACACGTGACGATGCTCACATTGTGATGACGGTTCACGATGAAATTATTGTGTGCTGTAAAGACGAACTGGCAGAAGAAGTGTTCGACGTTATGCAGGATGTGATGACGAAGTCTACCGGTTGGTACGCGTCGCTTCCGTTAGCGGTAGATGGTTCAATCGCACAACGCTATGGGTGTGCAAAATGATTAATAAAATTTTTAATGAGAGTTGTCTTAGTACATTGGCGCGTATGTCAGACGACAGTGTCGATCTAGTGATAACGTCGCCTCCGTACAATATGAATCTTCGTATTCGAGACGGGAAATATTGCTCACGACAAATCACGAAAGAGTTTTCTACGAAGTACGATGGGTTTAGCGACAATATGCCTATTGAAGAATACTTTGAGTTCCACCTAAAAGTGATTAAAGAATTACTAAGGGTGGCACCGGTTGTCTTTTATAACGTACAAATCGTTACCGGCAGCAAGCGAGCGGTATTTAAATTTCTTGGCGAACTTAACGAATATGTCAAAGACATAATTGTTTGGGACAAAGAGAACGCTCAACCGGCTATGAGCGAGGGCGTCTTAAATCGACCGTACGAGCTTATAATTGTGTTCGCAAAACGCGACGCGATAAGTCGTAAATTTAATTATTGTAACTTCGAGAGAGGTACATTAAATGATGTGTGGAGAATTAAGCGCGGTAAGAAAGTAACTAATCTACACGGCGCAACATTCCCGGAAGAATTGGTTGAGAAGATCCTCACAAATTTCTCACGTGAACGAGACGTAGTTTATGATCCGTTCATGGGAACAGGTACAACGGCCGTAGTATGTAAGAAGATGAACCGTCGCTTTATTGGGAGCGAAATAATCACCTCGTATGTAGAGGTGGCAAAGGAGAGATTACAAAATGATTAAGATTCAATTTTCACTTCTCGCTGACGTCAGCAACGTAGAGCTGCTTGAGCGGATTATGGAGAAACTAAACCTCCGAGGGATGCGCGGTAGAGTTACTTTAGCAAAGCGCGACGAATGGCCTAGCCACCGTCGTGAGCTACGTGTTGACGTAATGCCACGAGCAGGACAAGAAAGCTACATGGCGAAGAAATTACGCCAGTTGGAACAAGACGGTAAATCAATGGTTAATGCGGTGATGATCATCGCTGAATTAGATAAATAGGAGCAACTATGATTGAGAATAATGTCGTTATTCGTTTTACTTCTTCACTTAATGCACGTGAATTATTAGACCTCGTTTTCGAAACCCATAAGGCAATGGGCTTAAGTTTATTGAATCAAGAGGTTGTAGGGTTAAAGACTTCTCCGCAACCTAATGAATATAGATTGGTTATTAACTTAGTGTTAACCACCCGTCAAGAAAAAGTCCTTAGAAGCCTATTTAAACGACGTGAATATAAAATCACGTGGAGTGATTTTGATAACATGGAGGATTAGCCTGTGGCAGCGAAGATTAAATTTAGTAGTACTGCGAGCGAAGATATACTATTCGCTCTTGCAGACGTTATTCGGACTGCGCTGGGATTTAGTGAGCGCAACGAGAACATGGTAAGAGTTGAGGTTAATGGGGAATCAACCGACTGGATAGACTATATTCTTGTTTTGGATTTCCCTCTAACTACGGCGCAAGAAGCGACTATCTATTTTCTGATGTGCAACGATAAGTATCGTATTCAATGGTCTGAACTACACGCGGAGTATAAGTAATGACTCCATTGACCAACATTGTAGGGATTGCGATCGGCATACTGCTTATAGCGAAAGGAGTACAACTCGAAGACGTGTTACGTGGTGTAATAGGCGCCTTATGTGTGGTAGTTAACATAGGAAGTTTAGTACGGGAAGGATTGTAATGATAGCGACAAACACAAAAAGCAAAACAGCACCGGAAGACAAAGACTTTTGGGCCACCCCGAATGAGATTTATAACGGGGCATTAACGTATTTCGTACAAAAGGGATTACTCGACCCTCAATCTGTTTATGTTGGCGATGTATGCGCTAGTAAACACAACGCTAAACATGAGCGGTTCTTCACCGAAGAACAAGATTCTTTGCAACAAGACTGGATTGAGTTCGTTTGTGCTGTACGGTGTAACGGCGTGTTATGGTGCAATCCACTATATAGCCGAAAACAAAAAGAACGCTTCATAGCGAAAGGCATTCACTTCGCAGAAAACGTGAAGTTCGATGGGGCCGGGGTAATCATGCTACTACCGGCTGATACATCGACAGCGTGGTTCAGCGAGTGTGTTAAGCACGCCAAAGCGGTGGCATTTATCTGTAATGGGCGTATCAGTTTTATCAACAACAGTACCGGTGAACGAACAGACGGTAACAATTCCGGTAGCATCTTGGTGTTATTCGCTAAGCGCGATGATGATCAAAAAGTGGCGCGTACATTGTACGTAACGCGTAGTAAATTAGAAGAACTTGGTAAGGAGTAGCACATGGTTGGCACTTACTATTCACATTTAAGAAAAGTAACACGTGGAACAGTTGCGTTTAATGGGCGAAAGTACCGACACGACGTCTTAAAAGAATATGAAGGTCAACTGGTGGATGTAGATAGCGCAGATTTAAAGGATCTAACGAAAAGAAAAATCTACACACGAGAAGGTAAATTTATTTGTGAAGCAACAATGAAGGAGTTAGGAAATGACAGAACTTAAACAAAAACCAGTAACAGTTAAAGTATGGAAGTTAACACGCGATAACGTCGCTAAAGGTATTCCGGAGTGGGTAACATTCGACGTGCTTAAAAAAGATGATGCACCCGATAGTTTTTCACGTATGGATTTCGTGATGGTACTTAACACGAAACTCGGCCACATGTATGCGCAGGAAGGGCAATATGTCGTGTTGCTTGCAGACGGTTATCTACAAGCCTGGCCGGAAGAATTGTTGCAGTTACTATATGAACCAACAGAAGGATAGTAAAAGATGGCTAAGTTTCTTGAATTCAAACACTATGGGAAGGATAGCAAAGTTTTAATAAATAAAAACGCTATTATGTCAGTAAGCCCTCACCATAACCTCCCTGCGTCAGTGGTAAGACTACGTTATAACAAGGAATTCAACGTCGCAGAAAGTGTCGAAGAGATTAAGGCAAAAATAAGCGGAGTAAACGATGACTAAACTAATCGCATTTACCGCCATAGAGGGGAAAACTGTTTTGATTAACCCAGCGCACATTATCAAAGTACATCCCAACGGTAATAGTGGGTCAATGATCGTTCTTAGTAACTACGAGCCTAATAATTCGCAAGTAGTTCATGTTGTACAACCGATTGACAAAGTAGAACAAATGGTAAACGGAGCAAACTATGACTAAATACGTCAAAAAACCAGTAAAAGTAAACGCATGGCAACTAACAAGCGAAAATGTCGAAGCCGGTATGCCAGACTGGCTCGACTTAGACAAGGTTCATACCTTCAATGGTGGCGCACCTTTCGCTGAGATCGAAACGCTTGAAGGTTTGATGACAGCGTCCTATGGTGATTACATCATCCAAGGTGTTAAGGGTGAATTTTACCCTTGTAAACCGGATATTTTCTTAGCGACGTATGAAAAGGCACCGGTACTATTGAAGAACGGACAAGAAGATTACTCCGTTCTAGATGATATTACGCTCACTGGAAAGCTACGCGCAGCTAAGGAAGCGTATCAGCGCTTAGGTCTGGAATCCTACAAACGTACGATCGAAAAGCAAGTAGAAGGTAAAGGCGTAGTGTTTGGCAAAAGCGTGATTACCATTGAAGGTATGAAAGGTGAATATTTAGTTTCAGATATGGAAGAGCAACTATCGCGTGCATCGTACGTGCCATTCCCAATGCTCGCCATCCGCAATATTAAAGTGAACGGGGAAGTAAGTAATAAATTACAGTACGCCAATCGAACTCATCCGGTAGTAACAGTAGTCGGTGAGTATGTAGAAGGAACGAGAGGAGGGGTTGTATATGACTAAGCGCGAACGCCAAGTAGCGAAGATGATTACTTGCGGTATGATAACGTTAGCTGTACTAGCAGCCTGTACCGATGCGGGAAGAGAGCGGATTTTACGCTTTAACAACGAGACTGACATTGTGTGCTATTCAGGGTCAGCCACACCAGTATTCACTGATAGGTCTTCAGGTCGCGTGGAATACTCGGAGAGCGGTGGCGGTGTGTATTACAAAAGCAAAAACACTGGTAAGTTTGTACAGTTGTACATGGACTGCGTGATTACAGGGGAATAATAGTATGACTAAACATTTCATGGTAGATATTGAGACTTTATCTACAGCGGTAAATGCCGTGGTATTAAGCATCGGGGCAGTCGAGTTCGATCCATCTACAGGTAATATTGAGCGTGAGTTCTATCGCGAACTCAGACTAGATATGCAGCGTGATCGGCATATTTCAGGAGATACCGTTCAATGGTGGGCCAAGCAGTTAACAGAAAATAACGCGGATAATATCTTAACGAATCCTAATTCGAAAAAACTTGACCCTCATAATGCCGTGTTCAGCTTGGCAGAGTTTTTTAAATGCAGTACTTATGGGGTTACTACGCCGGAAGAATACGAAAATATTGAAGTGTGGGCGTGCGACCCTGACTTCGACTTGGCAATCTTAAGTAACTTATATGAATCCTTATACCTAGTGGTGCCTTGGAAGTTTTGGAATACACGTTCAGTGCGTACGGTGCGAATGTTAAATAAAATTGCAGGTATAGAGGTGCCTGTACAACCTGTTACGCATAATGCGTTGGAAGATTGCATCCGACAAGCGAAAGAAGTATCTGCTATGCTATCTATGTTGCACCGCTTAGGTCAAAATAAACAAAACCTCATTAATGCTTATGACGGTTTGGCAGCGTGCCGTAAGTTAAAAAACGAAAATAACTTACTGCCTAATGTGGATAATGTGCTGTACCAAATCGGAAAAACATTTAGCTTACCGGAGGAAGTGGAATAATGATGAATAACATAAGAACCGAACTACTCGAACACACGAACGGGGTAGAAAACATAAAAGCAGTGCAATTAGCTTTACATACGGATAGACAGAACCCCCATAATGTGTCGTTATTTCATCTTCCGGAAGGGTATAGTAGCGAACAACTACAATCGTTCTTATTCGAAATCGATCGTATGTACGATGCAGGGTACGGAAGACAAGAATTGTATGGTTTTATTTGGTGGAAAGATGGTACTTGGTCTAGTCGATTCGAATACGATGGTTCAGAGCGATGGGAGCATCATGTACGTCCTACTTATCCGTTAAATCGCGAAGAAATGTTGGATTTAATATGAAACTAATGCCCCAATCGCCGTCTTCGGTAAGTACGTATAACACTTGTCCGAAGCAGTACTATGCCAAGTACATTTCCAAAGAGGTGGTGTTTAAGTCCACTGCGGAGACAGAGCGTGGTACCCGTTGGCATAAGCAGTTAGAAGAACGACTACGTGATAAGTTAGATTTACCGGAAGAAACCGCCATTTTTGAACCCCTGATCCGCCGGTTAGAGCTGATGAAAGGTGAGAAGTTAGCTGAGACAAGATTCGGTATCACCGCAGATTTTAAGGCGTGCGATTACAAAGTGCGTTGGTATGGTGGTACGGCAGACGTAGTGGTACTTAACCACGAAGAACGCAAAGCGGTTATCTTCGACTACAAGACCGGTAAAGTGAAAGACAACGAAGACTTCCGTAAGCAGCTTACTAACTATGCGCTTATGGCATTTATCGCATATCCGCATATCCAGCGAATTCGTGTGGCGTATATCTTCTTAGACGCGATGCAATTTAGTCCGATTGAACACGGAAGAAAAGGATTACTGTTCAAACGATCTGATATGGAACAGATGAAAAGCGATTTGTCTTTAGACATCGATCGCATTGCTCACTCTACGGAAAGAAACGAATGGCTACCGAACCCTAGTGGTTTGTGTCGCCCAAATAAACCAACCGTCAACGGTGGTAAACCTTGGTGCCAAGTTAAGTCCTGCCCTTTCTATAACAAAAGGTAAACAACAATGAATGATCAAACTAAAACTCCACAACAACGCTACGCCGATTTCATTAACAAAATCCGTGCGCAGTTTAATAAGAACGCAACGCACCTACAGGCAGCAGACAGTCGCTTAGAAGCACAAGATTACGAAGGCTTCTTAGCGCACTATGCCGGCTTGGATAAAGAAACGTTACTTGAAATCGTACAAGCGCAGCATATCAAAGTAAATGAGACGTATGGTCTTATGATGCAACGCCAACAAAACTTGGAAGTCATCTTACAAGACATCGCACACTGCCAAGACTTTGTTGCCTTCAGTAAGTTAAAAGAAAAAGCGCAGACGATCTTAATGGCGCAACAACTTCAACGTCGCGGTATGAGCGATGAAGAAATTGTAAAAGCTTTGAACACCGCCAATGATGGTGGCAAAACAATTATTCAGCAGTAGGTGGCTTATGACCTTACATGAAAAATTCTTAGAGTGGCATTTCTGCCAATATCCGCCTGAGCATCATCACTTTGAATACGACCAGTACACGAATGGTAATTTTAAAGATTGGCGTGTACAAAATCGCTGGGAAGCCTTTCAAGGCGGATATGAAGCGACGAAGCAAGAGGAAAACGAACGATGAATAAGTTAGACATCGCTATGAGCGAAGACCCTTGGTGGCGAGGTTTTAAGTTAGGTGTGTTCGTAGGTATGGTAGTTGGATTCATTCTTGTAGGAATTTCGGGGTAGATTATGGCTAAGCAAACTCCAGAGGGGAAAGTTAAAAAGAAACTCATAGACTTTCTAAAATCGCTAGGTGGCGATTGTTTTTACTATATGCCGGTACAAAACGGTATGGGGCAGACCGGTATTCCGGATGTAATGGCGATTATTAAAGGTGTGCCTTTTGCGTTTGAGTGTAAGGCTACACCTAAACAACAGCCTACCGTCTTGCAGGCTTATGCACTAGATCGTATTCATAAAGCGCGCGGTTTTGCGTGGGTGGTAGACAACGAAAGTGTCGACCTCGCCATATTCTACGCGAAAGAATTAAGCAATGCCGCAAGCAACAACGGGACGTACGGTGATATGGAAGACCTAGACGCATTGAAAGAGCATGAACACGCTAAGGTTCTCTATCGCTGGAAAGACAAACTTGAGCCTGTGGAGTTCGACGGTGAGTGATGAGCAACTAATTCTTTCTCGTCAGCGCGTTAAAAACTTCGGTGAGGTTTTTACACCTTCTAAGGTTGTAAAGGAAATGTGCGACTTGATTCAATCGGAGTGCTACGATGAGAAGACCACGTTTTTAGAGCCGAGCTGTGGTACAGGTAACTTCCTTGTGGAGATACTTTCTCGTAAGTTAAGTACAATTATCGCAGATGGCGACAGCGATAAGGAGACAGAGGAGAAGTTTTATATGGCATTGGGATCTATATATGGCGTAGATCTTCAAGACGATAATGTAAAACAATGCCAAAGTCGGTTACAAGAGTTAGCTGAAACAATGGCGTATGGTATAGGGTTATCACTCTCAAAAACGGTAGTTAGTTCTATCCTTCAAAGTAATATCCGATGCGCAGACGCATTAAAAGACACGGTGCTATTCGCTAAAGTTAGTGTGAACAAAACAGGTGTAGTTCTAAAATATCACGCAGTGAACTTACAAAATGGAAATTCAGAGTATAAGTTTTCGGTAGGGGTGGCGGTATGGCACTTGTAGTTAAGGATAAAAAAGCCATAGTCCTAAAGGTGAGAGACCCTTCAAAGTACACGGAAGTACTTTCACAAGCTGGAATTAAATTTAAACAAGACGGTCATAACCTGGCCGTCAAACATAATGTCGATACACATAAAATCCTTGGTAATCTCGGTGCTAAACTCGAAGGATTAGAGCCTATGCGAGTACAGTACGCCTATCCCAAGTTGCATGGGATGTACGACCCGATGAAACATCAAGCAGAGACAGCCGTTTTTGTCTCGCAAAATCCGAAGGCGTTTGTGCTTAATACACAACGTACCGGTAAGACAGCGAGTTGCTTATGGGCCGCAGATTATCTTATGAAAGAGGGTATCATCGACAAAGTATTGGTGTGTTGCACCGTGTCGAACTGTGGCACGTGGCTTAATGAAGTCAATGCCATATTCGCCAATCGCTGGGCGATGGTAGCACGAGGTAGCGCGTCGGTTAGACGGTCTGTTCTACGTCAGAAATGCGACTTTCATATTATCAACCACGACGGAATCAAAGTTGTGGCAGATATTTGGGACAACTACTTAACGGATAAGACACTACTAATCATTGATGAAGCACGCTTATTTAGCGATCCGAAGTCAGACCGCTGGGCGGTGATGAATGAGATGGCGACTAAGTGTAAGTACGTATGGGCCCTAACAGGTACCCCACTCTCAGGTGGCCCAGTGGCAGCGTATGGATTTATTAAGTTAGTCGCTCCTCACCGTGTACCGAAAACGGTTGGAGCTTGGCAAGCCGCTACCATGTTCAAGGTTGGTGAGCGGAAGTGGGTACCAAAGCGTGGCTGGGAAGATATAGTGTTTAATGCACTACAACCTGCGATTCGCTTTAACGCTGATGACGTATTAGACCTACCACCGTTACAGATGATGTACAACGAGGCGGAGCTTACACCGGATCAGCAAAAAGCCTATGACAAGCTACGTAACGAGGGAGCGGTTCCTCTTCGCGAGGGTAAAGTCTCAGCGGCTAATGCCGGCGTGTTAGTGTTTAAGTTATTACAGACCGCCGCCGGTGTGGTAAAGCTCGATCAAGATGGCGACGATGATACCGCAGTGCTGAAATTGCCACCGAAAGGACGGCTTAAAGTCCTCGATGAAATTATCCAAGGAACCGACAACAAAGTTATTGTGTTTGCGAGCTTTAAAGCCGTGGTAGATTTACTACAAGAACACTGTAATAAGAAGTACGGTTCGGTGTGGATCGATGGTCGTGTAACCGGTAAAAAACGGGATGAAGTCGTTCATAAATTCCAAACCGACCCGAACATTAAAGTATTAGTGGCGCACCCGAAGACCACTTCGCACGGGTTAGAATTCGCGGTGGCAGATACGATTGTGTGGTTCACGCCACATCATAGTTTAGAGCTTTACGATCAAGCGAATAAGCGCATTCAGTCTAAGTTGCAGAAGAATAACATGGGTATCTACCATATTTTCTGTACTCCGTTGGAGCAAGCGATTTACCGCAAGCTCGCCAATGGTAGTGAGGCTCAACAAAGTTTTCTTGAGCTATATAAACAAGAAATTGGTTTACAGTAAAAATTTTACAGTATATAATCACCGTACTTAACAACAAAGAGGGCAATTATTATGGCAGGAAAAGGTAAATTCCTTTATATTTTTTCACCCGGTATGTCTAACGAAGTCACGGACGAAGAACACCGTATCTACATCGGTGACAGCGCCAAACACATGGACGAAGGTACGCAGTATTTTCCGTTAGGCAACTTCTCTACTGACGACTTACTAAAACTTAAAGCGCAAATCGCCACAGCGTTAGAATGCCGCATGGACTTAGACGACGTAACTGAGAAAAACTTGGAAGCGTTAAAAACAAAACTGCGCAGCGCAAAAACAGAAGTCATCGCGCAACTAGCACGTCAAACATTAGATCGTTTAGACGTTGTGGCATCCGATGAAAAACGTGCGAAGACACGCTTGGCTATCATCGAAGATGAACTACGTCATCGCATGGAAGAAGACGGTTCCGCAGAGATGAAATTCACCGGTGTACTTGGCGTTTCATATAAACCTGAGACCGTCTATAACGTTGGCGAAGAAGGCTGGACTCCGGTGTATAGCTCTATCGTTGCAGACAGTGTAGAGAAACAATTCGCAGACGATGGTGTTGTACGAGCAATCGCAAACAACCAAGACGTGGCTGAGTACGTTGTTCGAGATATTACAAACGACATCGTCGGAAGTATTCGCGATGGATTACGCAATGCAGAAGCATTTGCGATTTTACAAAAGCGTTTGACTAGTACAACGCTTAATGACTTAACTAAGCAAGGTTTAGATCTACCGAACGGGGTAGAGCAAAAAACATTGCAAAAACTTAAACTACGTAAACTTAAATAGGAGTGATTTATGTCAAACTTAATGGTAATTGATATGGGTGCATTACCCATCGCTTACGATGATGAACTGGCACAAGAACTAACGAAGGACTTAACAGCAGGTCTTAGTGGTTCTTTTAAACGTGCGCCACGTCTATTTATGGGTAATAGTGGTGACTGGGAATTAGTTACACCTGAAGGTGAAGCTATCGACTTAGGACGTTCAGTTAATATCGTCATCGTGGATCAACGTAAAGTAAACTCCCGTATCCACTACGCGAAGTCATTTGATAAACAGAAAGAAGAAGGCGAATTCGCGGCTCCTGACTGTTACAGTACAGACGGGCAATACCCTGACACAAGCGTGGAAAATCCACTTTGCGAAAGTTGTAAAGAATGTCAGTTCAACAAAATCAGTTCTAATTTCCAAGTGGGGAATGTCCCATGTAACACCTATCGCCGCCTCGTTTGCGTATTAGTGCAAGAAGATGGCACTTTCTCTGAGCCGGTAGTATTTGAACCTAAATATAAATCGCTGTCTGAGAAAACAATAGTACGTGAGCGATACGGTAGCTACGGTTGGTATATGCGGACTTTGACTGCGCAGGTGCATCCTGTAACGAAAAAACCTATGCCGATCCCAACCCAATTCGTAGTAACGCATTGTACGTCGCTACCGAAGATGGAAGTAGCCACAGTGAAATTCGGTTTAGCGTCTAATGCGCAGGGTGGTTACTGGGTATTATCCAACGAACAACGCCAAGAAATTTTACGCTTGAAAGATAGCGAGGAAGTCCAAGAGTTGTTACGTCCGTTCAATGCAGCGTTTGAAAACCCTTCTTCTGCCGGTCGTATTCCGGTGATTAACGTTGACATCGACGAAGCGGAAGAAGAACCTAAGAAAGAAGTCGCAAAAGAACCGGCTAAGAAATCAGCGCCAACTAAGAAGGCTCCTGAAAAGAAAGAAGCTCCTGCGAAGAAAGCTCCACCGGCTAAGAAAACTCGCAAGGTTGTGTTAGGCATGGAACACCCTGATGTGGTGAATACTACGGAGTATGACTATGCGGAACTCAAAGAATGGGCGGATGACGCAACGGAAGACGAAGTCCGTGAGTTCTTAGCGGAAAACTTCCCTCAAGCATTAGAGCCTGTAGAAGTTGAAGTAGAAGATGCCAAAGAAGCACCTGCGGAAGTTCCGGCGAAGAAATCTGCGCCTAAACGCAAGGCCGTAGAGAAGAAAGCCGAAGTGGCGGAGAACGTGGTATCTAATGATAGCAAAGTAGATGGTGAATCCGTGAAACAAGCCGAAGCATTGGCAGAAGACTTAGGCGAATTTGACGACTAAGATTAACTTATTATAAAATACTTCGCGGTGAGAGCAGACTCACCGCATTTTCTACCAATAAAGAGGGCAATATCAATGACAAACCCAATCTCACGTACAGTATTCATAATGTTGTACCTACTTACATCTGCTTACCCGCATTTTAAATTGCCCGATTGCAGAGTAAGATCTGACTTTTGTTCGTAGGTGCAACATTATGAATACTTTAGAACACCTCTCTCGCATATTACCAAGCTCCGGACTCAAGGTTATGGCTGTAATGCAACAGCGCGTTGACAACAACGGAGACTTAGTATTCAAGGCAGACGGTTCCCCTTCGCTTACTACGCGCCATAAAACGTTTAAAACAGTAGAAGACTTAGCCAAACGTATTGGTCTTATGTCCCATTCCAGTAACACAGTTTACATGGCTTTGGGAGGCTTTGACCCTGAACGCAGTTTTATTGATAAAGAGTTCGAAGGTAAATCCTATAAAGGATTCTCGCGCAGTGCGGACTTCACAATCGCTTTTAAGGCCTTTTGGTTAGACTTGGATGTCGGCGAAGATAAGTATGCCGAGAAAAAAGGTTATGCTTCGCAGTCTATGGCGATTGAAAAGCTATGGGACTTCGTCCATGCCATTGGTCTGCCTGACCCTATCGTGATTAACAGTGGACGTGGCGTCCACGCTTACTGGGCGTTAGAAGAAGAAATCGACGCGCAAAGTTGGTTTAAGATGGCTAAAGTGTTTGACGCTATTATTAAGCACTACGGTCTCTACGCTGACCCTGCGTGTACAATGGATAGAGCGCGTATTCTACGACCGGTAGGCACCATTAACCATAAGAATGGTAAACGTGTAGAGCTAGTTTCTGACGCACCGGATATACCATTCTCCGCTTTCGTAAATGCGCTTAAACCTTATTATCGCGAACACAAAGCGGAAATCGAAGCTATCAAAGTTAAAGTCGTAGAGTACGTGAAGAAAGACCCTTCATCTTTCGTTGATCAAAAGCCTAAGCACGCTAAGTACTTTTTGAAACGATGCCAAGTTGCGAACTTTACGCTATTTGGGGATAACCCCGTAGCTGAGCCGGTATGGCGCGGTGTGCTTGGTGTAATGCGTTACTGCGAGAACGCAGATAAACACATCGAGACCTTACGTCGCAAGTGCAAAACTCGCTTTCCGGAAACAACTCGCTTTGACGAAGACCGCACCGCAGAGAAGCTACAACGCTTTATTGATATGGATATGGGGCCAACAACTTGCTCCTATTTCCAGCGTGAATGCGGTGAGCTATGTGAGGGTTGCCCTCATGCGATGGAAGGTAGAATAAAAACCCCTTTAACTTTAGCTGAACATTATGAAGAAATCCCCGTGCCGCAGTACAACTTGGAGATCGGAGCGTTGGAATACCCAGCGCGAGCATCTAAATCAGCAGAGGTCGAATGCGGAGATAAAGTCGCAGAGACTAGCGGAGCTACAAGTGCAGAATCGAGCAGTAACGGCAGCGGTAATGGCGGAAGTGATAGCACGCATAATGATGGAACACCGCAACCACCGTTCCCGTACAAACGATCTAATAAAGGATTAGTTATCCAAGAGAACGACCAAGAGGTTGTGTTCTTCCAAGGCGACTTGTTCCCAATCATGACGAAATTTGTAGAGGTCGTGGACGGTGAGCAGAGCGTCATGGTTAAGTATATGTTGCGCATCGGATTAAACGGGCAGTACCAAGAGATTTCGTTCTTCATGAAAGACTGGTACGCACCTGACCGTCTAAAACAACGCTTGGGTATGGCCGGGGTATCTATTAAAGACAAACACATGATAACGCTCATTAACTACTTGAGAGCATATCAGAACGAGGTTCAGGAGAGAATGACAGAAGTAAGACAGATGCAACACTTCGGGTGGGTAGATGACACCCAACAGTTCTTACTAGGTAACAAACTCTATCAACGAGATGGCGTTGTTACTGTACAACCACATCTTAACATTAAGAACTATTGTCGCCTGTTCCGCCAATCCGGCACGCTTGAAGGGTGGAAGAACTTAATGCGCCGTTTAGCGGCTTACGGGGCAGTAGAGCAACAGATCTGCGTATTGAGTAGCTTTGGTACAACGCTCATGCGCTTTACTAACTACAACGGTATTTGGTTACACTTAATGACTAAACCGGGTTACGGAAAGACTACGACCCAAGAAATGATGAACGGTATTTGGGGACACCCTAGCGAGCTTTTATTGAACGCGAAGGACACAGTTAATGCCATTGAAGAACGGTTTGGGCGTTGGTGCAACCTCGGCGTTACAATCGACGAGCTATCCAACCTCGATCCACGTGTTACGTCAGACCTACTCTTGGGTGTAACGCAAGGGCGCACAAAACGTCGCTTAGACACCAATATGCGTGAGCGTATGGATAATTTATCGTGGCAACTTATGGTGCTATCGAGCGGTAACTTCTCGCTTATTGACCGCATCAATACAGCGAAAGAAGACGTAGCTGCCGAAATCTCACGTACATTAGAGTTTAAGTTGCCTAAGCCTGTACTCTCCGTCCACGAGGGTGAACGCTTAATTAAGAACCCGATCCGTGAAAACTACGGTGTGGCCGGGGCGGAATGGATTAGTAACCTTGTAAAAATCCCACAAGATGATATTCAGGCTTTGATCGACACTACCATTGAGAGCTTTAGTACACGCCTTGAAGCGACTTCTGACGAGCGCTTTTGGATTGTAGGGTGCGCGGTTATCTACGTCGCAGGGGTACTAGCGAACAAGATGGGATTAGTCGAATGGGATATGCGAGCAATTTTCGATACGCTGATTAGTATCGTAGAACACAACCGCGTATCACGTAATACCTACGAGTTTAGCCCGACCGATGTGTTGTCTAGCTTCTTGGCGGATAACATTCGCAATACCGTGGTAACGGACGTTGGTCTTCAAGAAGGACAACTCATGGTTCGCATGGCTCCTACCGGCACCTTAAATGTACGCTACGAGCAAGATAGTGGCATGGTGTATATCCGCACCTCCGCGCTGAAAGAATACTTGTCTAAACGCAACATCGGTATCAACTCAGTCAAGGACGCGTTGACGCAACGTGGGCTGCTTACCCATGCGAGCGCACGACTTATTCTATCCAAGGGCTTACCAAATACCACAGGTCGTACCTACTGTATGGTGATTAAAGCCGACGAACTCGTGAAGTCCACCTATAGTAGCCTACTGGAGGACGCAAGTGAGTAACTGGCACGCGTTTGGTAAGAAGGCCGATACGAACGGGGGGAGTGAGAATACTACCCCTCACCCGACGATGAATCTACATTTAGTAATTCGTAAGGACGGTAGCCAGCGTATTGAGCAACTAGTTGAGTACCGAAACAGCAAGGGTCTTGTTGTAAGTACAGAATGGGTAGAAATACCGGTAATTTATGAATAGGAGAAATTAATTATGACTCAGATTGTATGGGATGGCAGATTCCTCATAGCAGACAGAAAGTGTTTCCGTGGTACGACCGTATTCGCAGCACCGAAACTACGTATTAAACACAACGGTACACAAAGCACTGCGTTCGCTTTCGCCGGTACCTATGAAGAATGTAATATCGCTGATCAGGTTATGATGGCGGAAGACAATCGCGAACTTGTAGAACAAGCGAAGTCTATACTTACAGACCCCGCAGGTAATTGGCAAGGTATTTGCGTGGAAACGCAGGTGAATGAGCAACCTAAAGCTTATTTATGTAACTATCTAGGTATGCGCGAAGAGCTCCCAGCTAACGCGTTCATGGCTGTGGGTGCTTGTTCAGATGAACTAACGATCGCCTATCGCACATGGCAAGCGATCGCTGCTAACCTCGACAAACCGGCTCACACCCTATTTGTCTATGAACCTACGCAGCCGGAAGAAGAGGTAGAATTAGTTAAACGTCGTGCTACGGCATTGGCGTGCTTTCTACGAACTGCATTGAGAGGATCGTACTACGACCAGTATGGCTATCCGTTTGATGTTTACGACGCAATTACGGGGAATACATTATGTGTCTAAAGATGTGTCGTTACTGCGGCGAGATGAAAGAAAAAGACCAGTTTGAGCGCGGACATGGTGGCAAACCTACAAATAGATGTAAAGCGTGCGCTACGTTTTATTACAGAAAGAATTACCGTAAAACTGAAAATGGAACGAAAATGCTACTTCGCGGACGCGTAAATTCCTTGCGAAGATTCTGCGAAGAGCGAGGGTTAGAACTCACAATATCCGTCAAGAAAGGAGACGAAGAATGGACTTAAATGGCGTAAAGGCGTTACCCACCGGTAACATTATTAATTTCCATAACCCCGGTGACTATAAATTCGATATAAGCGAAATCGCACAGCTACTTTCTAAAGTCATTCGCTTTAACGGGTTTGGTACGGACGTGGTGACACATAGCTTTTATGTAGCAGAAGTGCTACTTGATTTAACCGGTAACCCTCATATCGCTTTACTCGGTCTTTTACACGATGCGCACGAGGCTTACACCGGAGACATTTCGTCCCCAGTTAAACACATCTTGGGTAAGAAGTTAGGAGACCTAGAACGTATGGTGCAACGTGCTATCCTTTGGCAGCTAAATGCAAAACATGAAGATGGACTAGGCGCTGATCGTTTAATCAAGTTAGTTGACTTGCTCGCTATGCGTGAGGAAGTAACTGCCATGGTTACGGCAGGGAACTATAAATTAGACAACGAAGGTGTATGGGAAGAAGCACTCCGTCCGGTGGCGAATATTAACCTACTTGGTATCGTGAACTTCCCTTCTCGACGCATTGACGCAGCCGATTTTATTCGGTTCTATGATTACTTATGCGAGCAAGCGCGCAATAGCTCAATCGCTTACACAACCACTGAGCTATTAATCCTAGGCGAGATGTGTAAATTTAAAGTCACATCCAATGCGCTAATTAGTCAACTACTTTAAGGAGATAATACAATGAAAGAGGTACCAATCGAAGTTAAACCAATTTTTAGCGCCGATAACGAAGAGGAAGTAGTGAAAATGACATACATATTACGTCAACTACTACTTGTACGGAACGGAAATTATACTAAAGATGACCCTTTTTACCTTGCAATACAACGTGAGAGAATGGGCGAGATTAGCGAACTAGAAAGTAAATTAGACACCGCTATGATACAACTCCGTTTTGTTCCGCCTCCTCACTCCCCGGAATACGCCAATAATGTAGCTCCGTACCCTTATAACATTTCGTTCGAAATTTTAACTCGCTGTTACAGAGCCGGTGCTGAGATAAAGATCCATAATATCTATCGTGAAGATAATACCGTTTATGCGGAAGTTACAATCCTTAATTACCTAGAAGCGAAAAAGACCAATCCTGTGCCGTTAGAACAACTATGCGGCGAAGCAACACCTAACAAAGAACTTCGCGATGAAAATCCTGAAAAATGCGCCTTTGTATCGGAAGAATCAATCGATGGATTACGTGCGTCTGATACCAAGTTGTTCGAGTTAAAGACCCAAGTAGGTGGCGATCACTATGCTAAATGCGCAATTCAACCTATTGACTACATTATGGCGAATGGACTTGATTATCTTCAAGGTAATGTCATTAAGTACGTAACTCGCTATAAAAACAAAAACGGCGTGGAAGACCTTGAGAAAGCAGCGCATTACTTGCGGATCATGATTGAACAGGAGAAAGCGAAAGATGCGTCTAACACTTAAAGGTTATTGGTTTGTTTCGGTGGTAAGTATGTTAGCGCTGTTATGTTATTTGCCGTCTGTTTACAAGGCTTACACAACTATATTAACCATGGCGCATTTTTCCGCGCTTGAACTAATAGGCACGGGGTGCGTGACGGTTATTGCGACCACGTTGCTAGTAACATTTGTTATCGCAACACACCAACTTTTTATTAACCTCAAACATAGGAGAGAAAAATGAGTACTAAATACGGCTTGACCGAAACTTATCTACAAGAACAAATCAAAGAAACCAGCTACCAACGCTATGGCGACACAGGAACACTATGTGTCCTCACGCTAAAGAATGGTTATACCGTTACCGGAACAAGCGGATGTATTGACCCAACTATCTTCGCAGAAGACATCGGTGAGCGTATTGCGTTTGATAATGCGTTCAACAAACTTTGGGAAATCTTAGGTTACGGCGAAAAACAACGCTGGTATGAAGAAGTGCAATTAAGTTGGAAAGAGCGTGTTGAGCTTGAGTTCCGTCAACTAGACGACCGCCTAAGTAAACTACACGCCTTATTATTCCAAGCGGACGGCGTGTTCAATCCTCGCCCAGAGTTCATCGCCGAAGAACAATGGGAGCTTATGAAGTCGCAACATACCGCCATGAAAGCCTACAGCGATATTTTGCTTGCTCGCTTAAATAACGCCTAACAAAAAGGACGGGTTAATCTCCGGCCTTTTTCATTTCATCTTCTTGTTCAGCCAATCCTTGACCACTTTCCTCGTCATACTCGGTAGCATCTGCATAATGACTTCCAGCACCACCGCACCACTCGCACCACCTACGACCGATAGTAACCCACTCAGCCACCGGTTAAAGCTAGACCCGAAGTGGGAAGCCACGGCGACACCGATGAATACGCCTAATGCTACGTCAAGCGAACGAGGGCATAATGCCTTTTCTCGATCAAACTCCACACTTGCCTTGAACGACCCTAGCACCGCGCCAACAAGAATGACAATGTCATCAATATAATTCGTAAGTTCATTGATCATTTATCCCCTCACATCGTAATACATAAAGTACAGCAAGCATAAACCACACGCTTAACACCGTACTTACAACTAACTGTATATCGAGTGGGGGATACTCAGTCGCATAGCCATTCGCGATTATCGCTTGGTGCAAAGCCCCTAGCAGTAACGCAAACGTCTTGAATATTTGGTGTGGTCGCCCATATGTTACTAACCCCAAACAGGCGAATACCACTGCAAGCGCACACAACCAAATACCCATCACAATTTGCGACTGAACAACGGTGGGGATATTCACGGCCTCGATGTTGAACTCGTGGATGAGCAGCAATACTACCCACAGTACACTGACTAATGTATTTAAGACCTGCGCAGGGCGCGTATCTCTACCGTACATTAAAGACAAGATCGCACAAGCCATAGAATATCCCTCGTGTTATGCGGTGAAGGTTCGTGGTTCTGATAATAAATCAAACGCCGGAACTACGAAGTGGTAGTTAGGTTGTTCGCGATCTGCGCCGGCATACGACACGTGAACACGATACAAACCGGAAGGCATAGTCGGCAACGCAGAACCTTCGAATGCGAATGTATCATCACTGCCATTGTATATCGCCACTGTATCAAGGTTGAATGTCTCCAACACCGAACCGTACGGTGAATCTAAACGCTCAAAGCGGAGTTTTAAGTCGATACTTTCCCATGTCGCAAGATGACTATCTTCTACCGGCTCGGTATGGATGACCGTACGACCTGATGGTGAAGTCGGCATATCTACGCCTGTTACCGCGATGTTCAACGTTGGGTAGTGTTGAAGTGGGATAACGTAATTCACTGTTTGCGAAGTAAGAATAGGCTTATCCGGTTCGTATTCTGAAATCACTTTCGGCGAGGTAAATGTTACAGTGCGTTCGGCTTCTGATAGCGCATTGAACGCTTTAACGCCTTTCACCGGCCCATTCGTTGAGAGACTAAATTCTTTAATCTCATGCAGTTGCATAGCTTCGGCAGCGATAGTGATTTTAGTTTCTTCCGGTGATGCCACGTCTTGTAGCTCCGAAGTAATATTGATCGTGTTTGGACGTGATTCGCCACGCTGTCTCAACACCAATTTCTCAAGGCGGTAGATTTCGTTTGAGGGTGGGATTTTCACAAACGTGTACTGAAAATCAGCGAAGTGTGTATCCGTATCTTCGGGAATATCGACCTCTTCTAAAACTAACGACGGTGGTGTTTTTGGCTGTTCATCTTGACGTGGACGCGGTGTAGATGGTCGCACGCCAAGGGTTGCGATGTCGAATTCATATCCGCAACATCCATCGGGTTTGGCTTCAAGTGGATTGAAGCCAATAAAGTTGTTTACGACAACACTCATATTTACTCCTGTTTTGAGGTTAAAGAAAAAGTGCCTCCTTACGAAGGCACCGTATGAACTTAGTTAGGAATGGTGTAACCTAAGAAATCACCGCCAAGTGAGGTTAGTTTGATTACTTGCGTGTCTTCTTTCACCGCATCACGACCAATTTCATCGATTACATCGCGAACGCCTAAGTAAATACCATCGGTTTTCTTCGATAGCAGATTACCGGCTTCCTGCGATAGGGAAAGCAACGCAGCTAAAGAGGTCGTGACCTCTTGACGATTTCCACCGCTCGCATCAGTAACAACCGCTTTAAGTTCGCCGGTGGAATTATCGTAGCTTAATTCGCTTACGTGTAGGTCAACATTATTACTCACTGCGACGAGTTTATTACCCTGGATAACTACCGTCGTACCATCTACAGCGACTTTTAGTTTACCGTTATCAATTTCAAGACCTTCGCCCGTATCTTTATCGGTAATAACCTTATGCTCAATCATCGTTTATACTCCTTAATCTTCTACAATGACTTGAATGTATTTCGTGTTCACAGAGTCAGTAGACTTCGCGTCTGCGGCGACTGTTACACGTCCTGCGGAAATAGCCGTCTTACCTTGCGAAGTCGCTACGTCAGCATAGTTATCCGTACTTGTAAACTCTACAGTCGCAGCGGTACCGGCACGAACCGTGATGATAAGTTTATCGTCTGCGGAGGCAGGGCTAGATTTACTTATAACGGGTTGAATAACACGACTTCTGTCAACAGTAACAGACGATGGGATAACCTGCACTCTCTCGAAGGAATCGGAGCGAGGTTTATCCTCAGCTTTGTAGGTAATTGCCTTTTTCGTCGTACACCCCGTCGCATTAGTTACGTTGATGGAGCGAGAGACTGTCGGTACGGTAGCAAGTACTTTATAAGTCTGCCATTTACAATTCGTACCGGTAGGGCGGCAACAAAAAGCAAAGATCGCAGTGTCGGCGGTGATCTCAAGTACACCGTTTGCGAAAGTGAAACCGGCGCTCCCTGTTTTCTCTGCATTAGCATCTGTTTTGACGGATACGTTGTTATCATCCCCATATACCATCGCCCCATGCGATGTTGTCCCATTGCTTAGGATTAGACTGTAGAAGCCACTCGTACCGTTCGTCGCATAGCCAATAACGGTCGAAGCGCCATCCAACTTAATTCGAAGACCTTTAAGTGTGCGTCTCTCAGCAAACACATTCATCGCTTTGGTCTCTGGGAGGGTAACATATGTCGAACTACTTGAGACTAAAGGAACAGCTTGCACCAACACCGTATTGTGATCTAACTCCGTTGCTGTAATTAACGGACAATCTACACTCGGAACGTAGGTGTTGTCTCTCTTAGTTTGCGCAGAAAGAATCAACGTCGCAGTGTTATTCTTACCGTCTAAATCCAAACTGGTATTTGGGTTCACCGCTGCGGTGAATTGGAATGTACCTGCCTCGCTTGGTACGACTTTAAAGCGAACTGTGAACGTACCACCTCTCGCAAGACCTTTAATGTCATAAGACAGTTCACCGGTCTTGTCGAAAGAATCAACGTCTTGTTTAGCTTCGCGGATGTCTTGGAGGGTATATCCGCCACCGTTAGGCTTGTTGATAACTAAGTTAGTTAGGTCGTTTTTACCTTCGCCGGTGTTGGTTACGGTTACGACTACATCGAAGCTATCATCCGTAAACGCCGTTACTTTGTTCGCGGTGATGCCGACCCCTACCTCTTGGAAGATAGACTCAAGCGCAGTTAAGCGAACGCATTGACCGTCTTGTTTTGCGAGAACTACCGTCCCTTTCTTCCACGCAGCTTCCGGTAATTGGTCGATAGCGTCGCAGTCTAAACCTGCACCGCCACTATTAACCGCTTCGAGCTTATTATCGCTATTCACGCGGATTGTCGTTCCGTCAGCTAAGACATTTACTTTCTTCGCCACTGGGTCGATACCCAAGGCTTCACCTAAGTCGTCACCTGTAACGACTTCTTTTTTAATCGCCATATCTACTCCCTATGGTTGGATCGCACCAACTCTTGCCCCACCGATACTATTTAACTGCTCAAACTTCGCGAGGGCATCTTCCAAAGTCTTAACGCGTGCTTCTAACTCCGCGAGATCCGCAGCCGTTACGACACCTTTAAGTGTAACAAGACCGGTAATAGGATCGACCGAGAAGTTATCCGCACTCAAGTTGATCGTAACCGGATTATTCTTCGTACCGTCGCCTTTGATCGGCAAGTATGTCGAGACACCGGTGCCATCACATGACGCGACTTGCGTACCTTTTGGCAACGCAACTCCCGTACACCCTAGCAAGCCAGGTTGGAGTTCGCCGTCTTTAATCAGTTTATTAATGTAGTTCTCGACCTGGTCTTTCGTCATATAGACCGTATCGCCACATCCTCTGCAAGCCATGGTTGCCCCCTATTTTTGCTTAATAGCGCGAACGATTAAGCCGATTACACCTAGCGCAGAGACAAAGTAAGGTTTCCATGCTTCCGGTAACAAGCTCGCGATTGACTGTACATTATCAGAGAGTACAGGAGTTACCGCCACAGCAGACAATACCCACGTACTCCATGATTTTGCGTAGTCTTTAAAGTTGAAAAATTGCATAGCGCAATCTCCTATTCGTAGAATGGCACTTTTTTGCCGTTGATTAACATAAAGCCCGTAGGCTCACCTAAAACCGCACCTACGCCCCCCATAACTGGCGGTAAAACTTCCACGCTCACCGTTGGGGGTGGTGTAGTGGCGTTTCCATAGGTACTATCTACTCCGTTCTCACAGCATTCGGTTTGGCAGTCAAACGCTGCGAACAATTCATCGCTAGGAGTAAACGTTACACAACTTCCGAAAGGGAACCGGCGAGGCTTAGTACCACTCAAACCACGCTCAATCGCGATGTTACCTTGGAAGTTTAAGACTTTAACGACTTCATAACCGGTCGTGTCTTGGATCAATAATGTCGTCCAATCGTTCGGCGATAGACGATTTAGAATTTCGTTTGGGTTAGAGAGCGGAATGGACTTATCATCCGCCTCCAAGATCGCCGTTAAGTTACCCACATAACCCGGCATTGTCTTTGCGACCATGTTTAGCCTCCGCAACAAGAATCATGTTCAGGGATGATGACATCTGCGACTTGTAGTTTATCGCGCTTGTCGATTTGGAACTTGTACACCTCGCACCCTCTCGCTTTAACTGTAGCCACATAGCGACCACAGGCAAGCTCAGCGAATTGGTTATCTATGATAAAACGTACGTTCCCGTGTTCATCATAATCGAACATATCATACACTAAAGTTAGTGGTGGTTCACGTTTTATCTCTACCCGTCGAAACTCACCGCACGGGGTATAACCATAGCAGTATTCAGGTGGTTTCTCACACTGTAGCGGTGTGATGTGTAACGACAGTTCATCGTAGCACAAGTGCGCCCCACTTCTTCGGAGGCGCAACTTTATCTCATTGGTACGGCTATCAGCTCGGTAAATCATTCGATACCCTCTATCTCTCTAATGGACTTGATAAATGTTACGTTGTCATTAAACCGTTTTTCTTGCGACGCTTTCGTATTTGATAGTGCATGGCGGTATTTCGTAATTGACTTAAGCAACTTCATCTCTTTGTCGTCTAACTCATACCCGTTTTTCTTCAACCAAGTAGGCGTTGGGTCGGTGTTATCTTTACCCTTGGCTTTGATTGCGATAGCGGTTAAGTCGCTGTAACGGTCGTTCATGTAAGTCTGCGACATTGCATAGGCGATTTTATCCCAACCACGCTCTTTACGATAGAAGGAACTTACACCTAGCATAGCCTCCCAAATTGACTGCTTAGGTTCATCTTCAATCACGGCAGTTAGTACTTTTTGGAATACCCCTTTAGTCCAACCTGTAACGAGTACTTTTGTTTCTTCCGGCGTGAGGTTGGCTCTAATCCCCATCAGATCGGCATCGTAAAGTGCGGTTGATATGCGCCCCCATGCTGGGTCGGTTGACTTCTTACCGGTATCAGGCTTGTAGTCCTTAAAGCTCGCGAGTTGTGAGTTAAGGCGGTTGCCGAAGTTATCTAATCCCATCGCTGCTAAAGTTGGATCTTTGAACGGCTCAGGTACGAGTGGGAATAACAACAACGCAGCTTTTTGGAAAGGCGTACTACCATGGGCCACCGGGATAGACACCGGAACGGCGTTATCTGATAAGCTATCAATAATAAAGTCTTTCGCTTGGCTCGCAGACCACGCACCAGTCATCACCTGTACGGCAGATACACCTAGTGCATTTTCTACGTTACCGGCACCATATTCTACCGGGAAACGAATAGTACCGTAGCCACTCTCAGAACATCCGACCACGATCGGTACCTCACGGAGTAATTGGTATGGGTTCATTCCGGAGATCGGGTTGCCTAACTGTTTCCCGTTATCGTCGCAAGCGTAGTCTGCAATCGCTCTCGCAAGTAAATTAAGTGATACAGCGATTGCCACGTTGTTTACCATACGGGCAGTACCTTTAGGCGACCATTTGTAGCCGGATAAAATACCCAAGAAGTTATCGTCAGGGTTATTCGTTTGCTCTAAATAAGCGTGTTGGAAGGCTTTCGCACCTTGCGCAATCGCATTACCAAACATGGTGTAGTTACGGATATAACCCATTAACTTACTGGCACCTCGTTTGTTAAAGTTCATAAAATGCAAGTTCGCCTCAATCGCCTTCTGTTGATCCATGCCAAACGTTCCGGTGAGCAAGTCGTACATCATTAGCGATGATACTAACTCTTGCGACATTGTCATCGTGGACGCTGTATCGAGAATCGCCTTCGCACCGTCAACTAGGCGTGTAAATTTCTTACCGGCAGCAAAGCGTAACTTTAGATCCGTACTGGTGTTGATCAAGTCTTCAATCCGCGAAGAAATACCGCCTGACTTGTACATCAGTTCGAGTTTGTCTAATTCTGCTTGTACGGCGTTACGCTTAGCCGGCACTAAGCCACTGAGTAACGTTGCTGCTTTCTCTGCGTATGATCCATTGTCAACTAAGCGTTGCGCAAATAGTAACGCTGCTTTCTCTCTTGCGAACATTTTTAGGGGGTCAAGGATCGTCTCTTGTACTTTGTTTTTAGTCAAGAACGCTTGGAGCTTAGTCGCTTTCGCATACGTATCTAATGCTCCATTCGCTTGGAACCACTTCTGTCCCTGTGGCGACATCGCTTTCACAAACGGACTAGTCTCTGTAAACGCCATTAATTGATTGAGTTTCTCGTTGTAACCTTTATAGGCGTTGATAACGCTAAACCCAAACGTCGTGGTAAGACCAGCCGATGACAAGCGAGTTAGCGAAGATACAAGCGCTGGAATCGCTCTTAAAACGAGGTTATCCGATTGTGTAAAGCGAGCAATGTTTTCACCGAATAGCGCACGGTTAGCTTCTTCATTCGCGAAAGATACCTTAACAACTTCTTTGTCGAGTTGCCCTTTATTTTTTACCGTGCGCACAACGAGAATACCGTTCTGCTTACTGTATTCAGGCGTATTACGCTCATAAACTTTCACTATATCAGGGTGCGATTTACTCATGTCGAGCATAACTTCCCCTACGTGTTTTGCAGCATACTGCTTAGACATTAACTCAATATGCCACGTCAAGTTTTCACTCGCAGTACCACCGTTAAACGCCCGGCCATTTTGACGGCTTGAGTATTCTGCTGCCTCTTGGCGAGAGACAATTTGGTCGATGTTGTTCGCATTTGTTACATCGTAGACGTCATCGATTGCGTTGCCTTTACTATCTTTTGCATTAATGTTGTACACATTGCGAACTTTACCCATGGTACCGGTTTCCCATTCTTCGCTGGTAGCTTGCCCCATGATTTCTTCACCAATTAAGTCCACTGCTTTTTGATAGATTTCTTGGCTAAGGCGAACGTATTGCTCAGCGATAGGCATAATGCGTCCTTTTACCGTGGCCTTCACATCGCTAGTTTTGTAGCGGTAGTGAGTAACCATCTCGATTTTTGGATCGCCGGTGTTTTCGTCAGTACCTAAATAGCGGCGAACAGTATATGGTTCTTTGGTTAGCGATGATACGTCATCGTCGATGAACCCTTGGTCTTTGAGCTGTTTTAACTTAGCCTCTGCCTCTGCGGTAGTAAAGCCATCATGACCTCGCCAGTTCTTACGGCTTGTATCGTTCTCGCTCGCCGGCACCAAGATTTGGTCGTCTGACTTGTCGAACATATCTTGGATCTTAACCATTTTCTCTAATTCTTCCGTATAGCGTTTATACTTAGCGACGATATAAGACGGTACGTCTAAGTTCATGATACGGTTGTTTTCCAAGTATTCCTCGTACTCACGCTTTTTATCCAGTAAACCCGGAACATGGCGAATAAATTTGCCATTTTGATCGTAGATGTCATCACCGAAGATAGTACGGTCGATGTTACGGCGTATCTTTTCGTTACCGCCAGTAATAGCACGTAATGAAGACGTTGTATCTTGGATTAGGTGGTCTATCTGTTTACGGTTCTTACGTTTCGGGAACAAGTCTTTATTCTCCGTTACGAAGTCAAGCATACTACGCTCGAACGCTTTCGCTTTCTTACTGTATTTTCTCGCTACCTGTTGCGCACGGTTTGAGAACGTAGCAACCGCATTAGATAATCTACCACCATTACCTTCCGGATCGAGGTCGATAATAATCTGCATGGAGTCTTGCACCCACGTCCACCAACGTGATAAAGCGTTTTGACCGGCGGTCGTAGCTTTCGCAGAACGCGAACCATCACGGGACGGAATGGAACCAGTACGGCTAATATCACCGCCGACAATGACATCGCGGAAGTCTTTCGCTTTTTCAACTAACTTATCAGTGATTGAGAATGATACTGCCCCGGCCAAAGCGGAATCCGGTGAGTGCATAAACTCTAACTCAGCCTTAGCTAACTCACGCATTTCTTTACTTGGGACGATTGCCTGTTTAGCTTCATCTAACAAATTAAGCACTTGTTTATGCGTGAAGGTAGGCTTACCTAGAACTTTGCGTACGATATTCGCCATCGCAGAAAGTGCTTTCTCTACGAAAGATTTAGTATCGCCACGTAGCTCTCTAGGTACAGAAATGCCGTAGCGTTGTTCAAGCGAAGCGATGTTATTGGATTCTAACGCAGCACCTAATTCAGCGAGTGCTTCTTCAACGGCTTTCTCTTGCGTAATCTCCGTTAACTCATTATCCGCACGGTCGTTTCTGATAGCGTTGGCTAGTGAATTAATGAAAGCGTTATTGCTCACATCACTTAAAACTTTACCCAATTTTTCGCCGTGTTTTACATCAAGGCCTTGGTGAAAGAGTTCATGCCATGCCACCCATGTAGCACGTTCTTCTGCGGAAAGAGTTTTATCGGCACGGATATTATCAGCGACAATATAAACCTGTTGGCTATCTGCATCATAGAAGCCTTCCACGCCAGCGTTGCGCAACGTATTAAATGCGCCTTCATTGTCGAAGTCTTCTTTAGTTACGAACCGGATATTTTTACTTAAATCACCTAACGCCTTTTCCAAGGTGGAAGATAATTTATCCACAGAAATACCCTCAGCCTTAACATCTTTCGCAGCCTTACTCCACTTCAACGCCGAACGCTTAAACTGCGTACGCTTACTGGTATCTTTAGTAGGCTGTGTTGCTTTGCCATCTTCTTGCGTAAGGACATACACCATCGCACCATCTAACTTATCCACCGCCTTATTGTAAAATGCAGTAGGAATGTTAATGCAACCATGCGATAAGAAATTGTCGCTCGCTGTCGCAGAATCGAGCGCAGCTTTTCGTTCAGGTAAATTCACCACGCGGTGCATAGCGATAACTCGTCCGTCTGAACTACGCGCTTTCTTACCCGTTTCTTTGTCGGTCAAGTCTAATACGCTATCACCAAATACACGACGATCTGTAGCAGTAAGTTGCTTTGTATCCACTTTGTGAAGTTGGAATCTACCGCTCGGCGTATTACCGAACGCATTAGAATCACCCTTGTTCTTACCGAAGATTGCGTTTTGAGAATCTAAGACTTTCCCCTCCGGACTAACGACTAAGATTTTGCCGTTCTCTTTATCTGCGACAACGAATGATTTACCGCCGTGGTCTTTATTGGCCACAACCCAATTAATCGTATCGCTGGCTTTTTGCGAGGCACCTTCGATTTTCTGCGACTGGGTAAAAGTACCATACCCCGTATGCGCATGAGCGTCTTGTGGGATAGTCATTGACCCAACGGCAACCACGGCAATAACGGACGCCAAGACTTTATTCAGGTAGTCTAAGAATTTACGAAGCAAAGATTGTGGATCTACACTCTCACGTACTTCCCGATCCGTTGCCATACCGGCGAGGTCTTGGTTAGAGGCACGCTCTTGCCCTAAGACTTTCGCAGCCTCCTCACGGATTTCTTTTGCTTTGCCACGGAACTGATTGCGACGAAGTGAATTTTTAACCGCCTCTTCTTGCGTATTCACTTTATCCGTTTCAACGGCTTGCGCATGAGCGAGAGTTTCAGTAGCTACCGCTTGATAAGATTCGTCCTCTACTAACTGATCGAAGAACTCCTCCGTAGTGGTGTACACCGGATTGCCATTAAAGTCGAAGCCCAGTAAGCCGTCTTTCGTGCCTTTGAACTCTTTATGGGTAGGGTTGTTCTTATGGAACTTAATATACCCACGTTTAGCCGCCTCAAAGCTAGAATCTCTCGCTTGTGGCGTAGCACGGAAGAATGCCTGTCTAATGTCATCTTCACGATCAGGGTGCTGTTTAAGCAAGCGATGTGCGACAGCTTGATTTTGACGTAGATCAACATTTTTGAACTCTTTCGCAAATTCATTGGTGGTATTGATCTGCTCTTTCTCAGTCGCTACCGCATCATTAATCGCAGCCTCTTTCGCATTACTTTTCTTCACCGTTTCTTCATACGGCTTAGAAATGGCTTCTTTAAATTCTTTGTGTGTTTGTTCTCTACGCTCAGCTCGTTTTTCATCTTCGATATGCGAATAACGCTCAAACTCGCTGTCATCTAACTTGTCCACGAGTTTATGGATTGCGCTTCTTACTTGTAAGTCACGAGTTAAACCTTTCTCCCGTGCCTCGTCTCTGATAGCTGATATATGATCCGCAGTGGGTGTTCCTTTGAGTTGTTTAATTTTATTTAATAACTCAGCTTTCGCAGGATCGACTTCGTCTTTTTTAGAGTTATCAGTTTTATGTTCCTCACCTTGTGGGGATGGAGCATGGGCTGGCTTACGTTTCTGACTAACACCTGTTCTTGCGTCTAGCTCTTCGTCGCCGGTTAATATTCCGCCCATCTGCGCTAAAGTAGCTTCGGGTACAGGTTTGCGTACAGGACGTGCGAGAGGTACTTTGTCTTTTATGTCTGCATAGCTTTTAGCCGTGTCGCTAGTTCTAACAGATCTATTCTTAGCCGGCACTTCTACCCAATGCGAGACGATGTCAGGCGAGAGCATAAGAGTGTAAGCTAGGGTGCCGTCTTGCATATTCTCGACGTTATGGCGACTGCCTTTACCACCATATCCCCCCATATCCGTGTAACTCTTAACCATAACCGCATTATACGGCACACCGTTTTCGTCTGTTACACCGTTCGCGATAACATAGCCTAATAAAGCGTCAGTAGCACGCTTAGAACGAGCGGTTAAGTCAGCCTTAGCACCTGCTCCATAGAGTAAGTCATTTACCTTTTGTTTAACATCTTCCGGTATAGCTACACGTGGTAGCGCGTCCCAGTTCAGGTTTTTGCCATCAATGACTAGTGGATTTAGTGTTACACCCTCTTTCAACACTGGTTTAACGAATGTACCGTCACCGTACATATCATTAATAGTTTGCGAGTTTGAGAGGAACACGCCACGTAGATTGAGACTACCATCGAATAATTGACCTTTACGCACGGCTGAGATGAAGTCTCCATCTCGTAATTGGTCTGCGATAGATTTAAGTAAGCGCTTATAGTAAGGAGTAGGGGTCTCACGTTTTACAGGTGTAGTTAAGGCTTTCGCTTCTTCCGCGGTATGCCCTGTCGCTGCTACGGCTTCTGTCGCGTTATATAACTCAGTTTTTACGTCGTCAGGAAGATCTACCCACGTCGCTCTATCTTTTGCTTGTGGATATTGCTGTTGAATCTCGTCGATCCGTTGGCGTAACGCGTTTACTCCGCCATGGCGAGCTGCATAAGCACGTTTACTGTCTAATGTTTCTCCCACGCTATCGCTTTGCGCGCGTTGCTGTACTCCGCCGTCTGCGCTTTCTTCGACAACAGTTTGCGTTGGTTCTCCACCTTGTTGGCCTCCGTCTTGCCCCAATTCTCCACGTTCTCCTCGTGCTGGGTCTGTTTCTCCGGTGCGTCCGTCAGTCCCAGTTGTATCGCTCGCTGGCGCGTTATCGTGCGGTTGTTCAATAGGATCCGCAGAAGCCCCCGTGTCGGACTGGCGATGTCCTTCGGCAACGGTTTCGGTTTGAGCTGGCGGAACTGATTCACTAGTTTGAGTACTGCGTTCTTCTCCGCTTCCGTTAGGCTCAGTAGATCCTTGTTCGACAAGTTGCCCGTTAGCATTTGCCGTGCCATCTCGATTATCTGTTCTATTTTCATTAAAATCTCCTCGCTCCCACGCGTTGAGAGCCTCAATAAAATAGTTGTTGCCGTCTTTATCAGAAAATTGATCTTCTATCTCTTGAATGCGATTACGTTGGTCGTCAGTTAAAGCCGCATCAGGTTTATTCGCAAGCTCGTTCCATTCCGTAAACAGGGCGGACTTATCTTCGTTAGATAGTTCACCTGCCGGCGTTTCTTGCTCCCATGCGTTACCTTTCTTACTTCGCTTAGCTTTTTCTCTAATCGATTCGAAAGTCTTTTGCGCTTTTGTTACAGGCTCAACTACCTCAGCGTCCTCGATTTTTTCTTCTTTCGCAGGTGGTGCTTTTTCTTCTTTCGCCGGAGGAGCTTTATTCTCTGCCTTGGCTTCAATGACCTCCGTTGGCTCTACCGCTTTCGTACCTTCCGCGGTTGTAGCGTTAGCTTGCTCTTGCTGTTTAGCGACATATTCTTCAACGTTATCACCTACTTTACTCATATTCGCTGCGTCTTTACTTACAGCAATGGTGTTCGGAATATTCTCTAAAGCGGCAATCGCCATGATAAACGATTGTCCTACCCCTTCCGTGAGTGGCTTGTTCAAAGCGATATTTGACGCCATTTGTCCGAAGGCTTCTTCCCATCCTTCGCCTGTGAGTTTAAGTGCGGTTGCACCGGTAATACCCAGCGCTTTTGTTACAACGTCTCTTTTAGCAACAGCGGTACCAGCCTCTTTAGCTTGGCGAATAATCTCGCCACTAATTTTGGCTTTATCCATCAGCTTAGATGTTAAAACACCCACGCCCTTAGCCGTTAAGGCTTCAGTTGCCATAATAGCCGAAGCACTCTTAAGACCATCGTCAATCGCTCCACCTAAGTCAGATCCATACTTGTTGACTAAGGTCTTAAACTCCGCGTCCGTAATACCTGCCAAGTCTGATTTACCGAACTCTTTTTGGTATGCCTTTGTCAACGCTTCCGTAAATTGACCCTGCACTTCCGCCGGTACGTTTCCTAGGCTAGAGATGACTTGATAAGCCATCGGACTTTTAAGGGCTGCACCTGCGAGAATACCGACCGCTTGCGGAACAGCATTCTGCCCCGTACTGTATGCGCCAACACGAATACCAGCTCCAGTGTCGTTAGCAAATGCCTTAATCGTACCCCACAGTCCTTCCGCCGCTTGTTTATTAAAATCCTCTTGTCGTTCATCTTCGCCTACATAGCGACTGTGTTTATTAGCATTGACCGTGTTTTGTAGCGCAATTCCGCGTGCCGTATTTAACACATCGCCTACGGTTCCATCTACCTTCCGGTTTAATGCAACGTCAGTTCTACGCGCACTGAGTTCTTTATCGTACTCCGCTAACTTCTCTTGATCTTCTTTAGGCAAAGCGTTATACGCCATCGTTCTTAAGTCAGCTCCATTGACTTGCGCCAGCTCACCAGTCTCGGCGCTTTTTGTTACGTAGTCACTAATGTAGCGCGCCATCGCGGTATCGATCCGCTTTTTGTCCGCAGACAGCTGTGGTTTTTGCGCTTCAATTTCTTTATCTAGATCGCTATCAGATACCGCGAGATGACTTAAGCCCTGAGCAGAAGCAACGGCAACGCCCGAATCAAAGGCATCTTTACCTTTGCCAAGTGACTCTAAGTACGCTCCAAGTCCTAGGAAATCATCTTCTTTAAGCGTCTCAGGTAGGTCTTCAATCTCTTTTATCTGCTTACCAAGCACGTCTTTCTTGCTACCGTCCGGTAAATCGTCATGGTATTTCTTAAGGCTGCTTAACCATTGTTGTTGCACCGCGTGTTTTTCCCACGGCTTTAATCCGTCTTGACGAATACGTTCATTCAACTGCGTATAGTTAAGGGCGTTTCTACCAGTAGAGGGGTCGATGCCATAGCGTGAGTTCGCACTCGAAATGAAAGAAGAATTACTCTTATCGAACTCCGCCATTTCATCTACGGCTAATTTCTGCGTAGAAGGCTCAGCCGAAGGTGCTACATTCGTTTGTGAGTTTTCAATGGGTGGTAATACAGAACTACCGCTAGGCTGTTCAGGCGTAGCGGTAGGAGTGGAGAAATCGACTTTGCCGAAGTCGAATTTATTTAAATTTAGTGCCATGATTAACTTCCTCTAATCATTCTTCTTAATGGCTCGTCGAGTTCAGTTGGGTACTGGTCTCGTCTATTTTGCTCGAAGTTAATGTCAAAGTTGTGAGGCTTTACTAACGTCCCTAACTGCGCCAGTCTATCTTTCTGCTCAGGCGAATAGTTCGGGTTATTCGCCACATTAATAAGGTAGTCCTGCTCTTGTGCGCTCTCAGGGATAATCTGCTCACCAGTCGAGAGCTGTGCTACCGCTTCCGGAATAAACCCCAAACTTTTACGGCTAACGTCAGCAAGCTGTGTAACACGTTCGCTGTCTTCGCTACTTCCTCGATCTTCGCTACGCTCTCCATTACCGGTGGTGTTTGCGAAGTTGACGTCTTGCTCACCACCGGTGTCGTTTTTGGGTTTTGTGGTTCTTCCACTGAGGCATATTGATTCCCTTCCTCCGGTGCATCACCTAAGTGGCGTTGGATAGAGCTATTCACGAATTCAGTGCTGCGTGTTTTTTGAGAATATGGTGAACCAGGTAAGCTCGCCCATGTTCTGTTAGACTTCGCCACGGCTTTGTTAAAATCGCCGGATAAAATCTCTTTAAGCGCACCATTTTGCGATAACAACGATACGGCTGCTAAGTCTTGTGATTCCGGTGAGAAATCCTTAAGTCCTAACTTCTTAGCCTCGTCTTTCCATGTGCGCTCAAGGAACTGATATGCGCCGGTGGCGGTGGAGCTATTATTCTTCCCGTCAGTTTGCTTGAAACCCCATTTGTGGAAGGTAGGCTTATCCAATGATTCAAGTTGGTTCTTGTGGCTACCGCCATATACACGGTACGGGTCAGCTCCTTTGGAAGTACCTTCCGCATCACGAATCATCGCCAAGAAGGCTTGTACGCGTGGGTCATCTAAGTGTTTTTCTAATTCAGCTCTTGTAGCCATCTTCTATCTCCCTAGTGGATTTTCATTCTGATTTTTGGTTGTATTTGGGTCGGAAAGGCCGGCTTCCTGTAAGATCTGTTCGCGCGTATAGCCAACCGGGAACTCCCATTTTTCGCCATTTGCGAAATACAATGTGCGCCCAATTAGCCCCACGTTCTCGTTAATGTTTTCGCCATTACCCTTGTTGATAAACTGTTGTAAGTTCTCGCTATCGCCTAGCTTAAAGCTATTTACCTTGTAGGATTCCTGCTTATTCGTTGCTTTAGACTGACCTTTAGATCCTGTAGCTCCAACGGAATAAGCTTTCATGTCAATTTGCGCTTTTAGCATGGCTTCTTGCGCAGCCGTTAAGCCGGCTTTAGCATCATCGACTTGTGATTGCGCCTGCTGGATAATGCTTTGTTTATACGCGTCCAAACTTTCACGGTATTTCTGCGCATTCGCCGGTAACTTCGCTTCCGCAATAATTTCTTCCGGTGGACGTTTATCACCGGCTTGTTGGCGACTGGCAACGTACGCAGAAGTAAACGCTTTGTCCCAAGCTTCCGGTGTCATGCTTTGTGCTTGAACTAAGTCATTATTCGCGATGTCGAACCCTTGTTGCGCAGTAAACACCGAATTACGTGCTTCACCAAACGCTCGCGTAGCTTCCTGCAAGCCTTCCATGTTGTCATTTCGATTACGGTTAAAGCGGATAGTTTCTTCCGTATTTTGGTTAGCTAACCCTTGTGCTTGCGCTTTGTCAGACCATGCTTGGTTAGCTTGATCCACGTTATCTAGCTGATAGCCGGAGGTGTTCGCATCATAACCTGCTTTGTTTTCTGCTGCGGCTGTATTGGCAAAAACGATGTTAGCATTGGACTGCCCTAACTCGTCAGCTTTACTATTAAGACGAGCATTTTGCGCAAATGTAATATTAGCATCGCGTACCGCGTTATCGATCTTGGCAGAATCACCAACAAAACTTAACGCCTCTTTACGCGCACCTTGCGCCATCTCGTTTTGTAAACCGTAGTTCTTGGCAACACGCTCAACATCTAACTGATTCAACGCACTATTCGCAGCGTCCGCTTCTGTTGCGAAATTGAAATTGTCGATATAGTCCCGATAAGCGTCACGTCGCCCTTGGCGAAAGCCACTATTAACAACGTCTCCTCGATAACCGCCTCTTGTCGGTGAAACAATAAACATATAAAAGTCTCCTAATAAGTCCGTGAAGTCTTAGGCGTTGTATTCACCGCCACCTTCGTACTTGGTCTGTATATTGTACCGTAACTACCACCACTTGGCGAATATTGTGGGCGTGTAGGTGCGGAGATTAATCCACCGATAGTGTACGCTGCGGTTCCTAACAAACTAGACAACGCTGCGCCTGGGTCAGCTCCGAATGAAGCAAACGCCTTCGCTGAAGCATTCGCACCTCCCAAACCCTGCCCGGCCAAACCACGTCCTGCTTGAACCATCGCAAGTCGAGCTTGTAACCACTTATTCTCCATCCGATCCGCACGAGAATTTTCATACTTAACCGCACTATTCATTCCGGCGGAAATCAATTTAGCTTCCGTAGAAATAAGTTCGTTCAATGCTGAGCGTGTAGCACCTGTACAATACTGGCTCGCACACATTAAAACTTCTCTACGCTTACCTACCATTTGAAGACGAGCTGTCGCCATCATACGACCACCAGTGGCCTTGTACTGCGGTTTATACGGAGATGCGAAATAGCCATTAATCTGACCGCCCAATGCGGTCTCATGCGGTTGGAACTGAGCCTTGTATTGGTCGTACATACGCTCAGCGATTTTTAGCTGACGATTCGCTAGGTCGAACGTTCTATCCGCAATCTCTTTCTGTTGCTCGTACTGCTTAGTCAACGCCCAAAGCTGGATGCCATTAAGCGCGAACATAATCGTGGATTTCCACCACGCCGTATCTTCGGTATAGACTTCCCAATAGAATTGTTGCCATTCTTTTTCTTCTTGGCGACGCGCTTTTTCCGCAGCCTCAAACTCTTTGGCCCATGCTTCATGATTACTCTTAATTTGGTCTAAGTGATGATCTATCTGCTTGATCATCTCCTTACCTTGAGCGGAGGCGAGTTCTTTATAGTTATCTAATCTCATTTAGAAACTCCGTGTAACGCTTTTTGAACCCTTAGTCGGTTGAATATCACCGGACTGTCTAATGCCACCTAAGAACGGGGCGTATGGTAGAGGGCCTTGTTGCGCCATCTTACCTAATGTGCCATCCGGCGATACAGGTGAACTAATCATTTGACCTACGGTATTGGATAGCGTACCAAGTAATGTACTCAACGCCGCATCAGGGTCAGCCCCGAATGAGCTAAAGGTACCAAACGCAGACATAATACCCTGCTGACCTTGTTGTGACGCATTACGACCAACCTGAATCCACTTGATCCGTAACTCCAACCACATATTATCCTTAGCCTCTTTGCGTGCTTCGGCGTATCTATAGGCATGATTTTTGGCGTTCCCTTCCGTCAGCGCACGCTCAATCGCAAGCCCACGACGGTCGAAGTCCGATATACGTTCGCAATTACTACTGCTACATCGTTCAGCGAGGGCTAATGTTTGATCGAACGCTCTACGAACATTCTCACCAAACATTCCCCCCGTACCAGCATAATCCGCACAGGTAGTAGATCCGGCAAGTTGCGCACTCATAGCATCTTCTTGCGGTTTGTAAACGGCGTTGTAAAAATCAAATAGCTCCTCCGCAATCTTCTGTTGCCGGTCTGCGACTTCATAAGTGCGGTCGGCAAGTTCTTTTTGCTGGAGGAACTGTTTCGTCAAGGCCCATAGCTGAATACCGTTGAGCGCAAAGAGAATAGTTTTCTTCCACCAAGCGTTATCCTCTTTGTAAACCTTTTGGTAATATTCTCTCCATAGCTTCGATTCTTTTACCCGTTGCTCCTCAGCGGATTTAAACAATGCGCTCCAAGCGGCGTGATTCTTCTCAGCCCACGAAAAGTAATAATCCCACCCAGCGTTAAGCGAGCCGGGTATCTGCTCAGCGGTAAATTCAGCCATCTTATAACTCCATTCGAATAATCTTCGCTACTTCTTCTCCGGCTAAGGTGAACGGTTTACCTGTTAAGACGACCACGTCTATATAGGCAAAATTACGCGCACGATAGATGACTTTCATATAGTCCACCATGCGTTTAAATTCACCCTTGCCACGGTATTCAGGGTCGATGTATGCGGTCATTAACTTAACCATTCGCTCCCCTTTCCCTTCGTGGAATAAGAGCTGGTTCATCGCTAACCCAACGCGTTCGCCTTCATCGTTAAGTAGCTCAACAAAGTCTAAACTCGCGGAATGCCACATCATAACTAACATCTCATTCGGCAATGAGGTGGAATCAGATCCGTCCATTTCAGCGAAGCTTTTGTCAATGAACGGTCGCATTTTAATAACCTGTTCTAAGGTTTCTTCCGGTGTAGAGGGGAATTTTACTGTTTGAATCTTCATACTGTGCCTAACTCATGATAACTGGTAGAGACTTCTACCTGATAAACTTCTGCCATGCCAGTGAGTTCGACTTGGAACTCTACATCACGGCGACCAGAAGGAAGTCTAAATTTCTCCGTCTTTAAGGGGCTGTACTCCTTGATCGGAATACCATCACCGGTGAGTTTAAACTTCACATCTCCACCATTGTAACGACTTACTTTCGCTCCAGCAAAATTAACTTGCGTAGGTGATACCTCAACCTTCCCTCGCCATACGTACGGGCGTAATTTATCCCCAACATTCCAGCGATAAACACCGTCTTTATATACGAGATAGAGTTCTTCATCTGCGCTGAATGCGTACAATGGGCGGTCTGAGAGTTGTACCAACTTGCTATGTTGCCAGTCAGCTAAGCTGATATTGAATTGTAAGCAGTAAGCAGCCACATCACTAAAGAAATAAACACCATCTCGATGATACGCTACGCTCATACGATCAGGGTGTAATGCTCGCCAGTCGTCTTGTGCGAAGTAAGGCGATGTGATGTTTTGCGCTGACTTGCCGTCCGTTAGGATCAACCCCTCCGCGGTTACGAATACAACACCCTTCGGTGTCTTAGTATAACCGTGTCCTCCACAACAACTTAGCAATGGGTAGTTCTCTAAGGTCTTATGTACTTGTCGACACCCTACCGTCTTACAGTCTGCAATAGGCTCTACCAAATACACCGCTCCGCACGTCAATACAATGACGTTATTCTCAAACTCAACGAGGGCTTTTATGTTGTCATGCACCGTTAATTCATCTGCATCTTCCCATACGTGTGGATAATGCGGTAGTGAAAAGCGGATGCGTTTGCCGTAGAACCCGGCCAACTGTGTACCGCCTACGGTGATAACGCCTTCCAACTCTTTTGGTGGCGGTAAGTAATCCTTCGTCTCAAGTACGCTACCTAACTCATAATCACGCTTGCTGTCTAAGTAAGTGGAATCGTTGACGGGTATTTCCGCGACGAGGAAGAACTCGCTCACATCGCTTTTCTCCCCGATCATGACGCTCTCTAAATTAATGGCCTCTGCGTCAAAACCACTCACTAAGCGATAGATTCTTATTTTCTCCACGCCATATTCCGGAGGTGGCGTCTCAAAACCGGACAAGATAGCTGTTCCACCATCGTCGATGTCCACGACCTCACTTGGAAGACTTGGTGCGCCTTCATCGCAACAACTATTCACATAGGTGTAAACATAAGTTCGAGCAGTTCGATCATAATCAATCCCATCAATGAAATTAGATGCTCCGCAAGACGGTTTCTTTAAATCCGCCATAACCTCTACATTAGGTGCGGACATTGGCGTAGGAACACCTAAACGGATCCACTTCGGTTCACATTCATCAGAACACGCAGTAGCCGGATAATCAAAAAGTCCGGTAACGACTTGTCGTTGGCAGCTCGTATTAAGGCGCGTGAAATCAACACATTTATCGAACTCTTTCCAACAACATCCATCGTAAAACACGGACTTCGTTGATTTTTTAATATTGTGGCACAACTTAGTTTCTCTAAACGGTTTTAACGTTCCATGCCACAAGTTTACATCCAAAGCTAACTCTGCGTATTCGCCACCAATCAAGTGCCGGTCATATCGTGGAACCATACCCTTGAAGTCGCGATACAACAGATTCATTATTTATCCTCCTAGGATTGCTTTTAACTTCGCCTTCAACTTCTCGCTATTTGCAATTTTATCAAGTAAGGCTTCTACTTCTGCCGTGTCGTTATGCTCACAACACGCTTGCGGTGTATATTGTGGTAAAGGAGCCGTACCAGCTTCGATAATACACCCGTTTTCATCTAACGTAATAGAAGTATAAGTACCGGCTGGAATTGGGTTCTTACGGTTAAGTAGAGATAGGCACTTCCCATCATATACCAAAGACTTATTTCCTACACAGATAGAAAACGATTTACACGCTTTCGGCTTATCTACCGCGGTATTTTTACAAGGCTTACACTCAGCCATACAACCCTCCGGATTTCATTCGTATTTTACCCCGTTTAGTGCCAAGGATTCGATCTGCGCTCGCTTGATATAATCCTTGCTGATACTGTTTAGCGTGTAACATCGAGAGCTGTATATCAAACCATCTTGCCTGTTTAATCTGATACAACATCGCGAGTGCCTTATCTACAATCACCTCACGGTAACGCTCATAAATAAGGGCATCTACTTCGCAACAGTCTTGCTTAGGTGCTACGGCCACAACGACCCTCACCCGTTCCCCACTCTCGACTGGCGTAGGGCTAATCTTAAGATTATTTGGTGGCACAAACCATACGTTGCGACCGTAGCAATTCGGTTTGGTACAAGGCTCCTCTTTCAAGATCTCATACCCACAAACTTCTCTAATACTTACAACTCGCTCACAGTCGTCAATATCTAGCAAATATTCGTCCGTACAAGCAATAAGTTCAACTTCGGTCGTACGTTTAAGAATCTGCGCTTTTACGCAAAAGTCGATTACGGCTTTACGCACATAATCTTCCGCCATCGGTTGCTCAATCCCGTCCAGCAACATGATTTCATCAATAAAATACGACAACGGTACAGTGGTGCTAATATCACGCATAGTATCTACCTCGCGCACCTAATTGATATTTAGCTATCTCTCTCGCTACTAATTGACGTAGTTCTTTCGGTACGCCTGTAAGATTGTAATTAGATTCTTTATCGACTTCGACTTTCGCCTCGATAAGTTTTAAGAATAGGTTAAGGTGCTGCGTAGCTAACGTATTGGACGACTGGCTTTCTTCATCTACCATTAAAGCTCTAAAAAGTACCCAGTGTACGCCTAACGTAACGTCAGCACAGTTAGACTGCTCAACGTCAGCACCTAAATCGTTTATTTCAAACTTGACTGGCGGCGTTTCACAAACAAATTTTAAGTAAACATCTACGCCGTATGGTACAGCCGGTTTCACGAAGACAGATCCATCCTTATCGGTAGCGATATTATACTTCGTTAACTTAAAATCACGGCTATGTTGGAATGTAGAACATTGACGTGGGCGAAAGCCACCCCATTTGAGTTGCTTATCGCCCTTATCTTGTTCGATTTCGTAGAGGACATGACCTTCTTCATCACATACACCAACGACTGAGAGAACACGCTCACACCCTTTAAACTCTTGGTTTATTCCCGGTGTCAATCTCGCTACACGCGTTTTCTTAAACTTACTAGGATTAAGCGTGTACATGACACACATCGCCTCATTCCAATACTCAAGCAACTGACGTTGACTCCAACGCTGATATTGCTTAGCCGGAATACCGTCCGTGTAATCGTTTAAGTCGCGTGCTACGCCTTCAATCAAGTCGTTGATCGTAGTCATTATTGATCTAAGTCCTCTAAATCTGCAGTCGCACTTTCTTGCGATGCTTTTTTAACTTTCTTCGGCGGAGATTTACGTTTAGTTTCGGCTTCTTCTACCGCCTTATCTTCACCATTCTCTTCCGCTAACACTTCTTTAGCCTGCCCTTTCGCTAAGGCATCGATCTGCGCTTGAAGTTCAGCCACTTTTTTAGCGTGGGCCTCTTCTTTTTCTTCGAGCTGTTGACGTGCGATTTCGAAGTTTCGTGCGTTAGCCTCAGCAATTTTCTCAGCTTCGTGCGCTTGCTTCTCAGCCTCGACTTTTTCTTTTTCGGCTTTGATACGCGCTGCTTCTTCCGCTTGGGCGTTTTGTTGCGCGATTTCCAAGCGACGATTCAATTCAATTTGTTTTTGATCATCGGCGAATCGTTCAGGTTCATCCGGATCATACGCCGCAACTAAGTCGCCACGTGCGGCTAACTCCGGCGTCCATAAATAAATATTACCAGCCGCGTCACGTAAATAAGGTGCTTTCGCTGCACGCGGAGGAGCTACAACGTTTTCGGTTGGGTTTGCGGTGGAACTAAATTGTGCCATATTTTTCTCCAATATAATTAGATGAAAAGCGCGGATATTTCACCGCGCTTTTTGTGCTTCAATTACAAGTGCATCGGTACTTCGTAGTCGAACACGTGCGCTGATACTTCTACGCGACTTGTTACATCAGCGATAGAAGTGAATTTATCAGTCGGTAGCCCTTCTACTTTCAAGACCAACTTAACGGCTTTACCGGTAGGAACAAAGTACCCGCCGTTAGCTGGTTTCACCGCCGTACGTTTCATCATTTGAGTATTTGCCGTAATACCGGTCATAGGATCTACGAGGTCAACATCACCTTCATGCGCTAAGGTTTTAGCGTCAATGATGTGAGCTTCTAAGGTAAATACTAAACCATCACTGTTCGGTGGCAAGAAGTAGCCACGTTCGTGTTGCATTGGGATAACCAACGCAGCTACGTCAACCACAGTATGATGCTCAGGAATCACGAACAAGTCTAAGTAGTCGCCTACTTTAACGTTCGCTTTACGTAAAGCTTCTGCCTGGCCAATACTGTTCAATGGGTTGAACGACGCACCGGCGGTAAAGAAGCCGTGCATATATTCACCGGCGATACGAAACGCCGGACGATTAATGTTTTCACCATATACTTGGTGTGGAGCTAAGTAGTTACTTTCATAACGGTATGCACCACCACGAGCTAAATTAATGTTTGCCATGATTTTTACCTACCTTATTCAAAAGTCCAGTATGCTACGGCGATGGCATCATTGAAGATTGCTTTACCACCCCAAATAGCTGCCATTTGATATTGGAAGCCGAAGTAGTCTTTATCTTCAATAATGCGTCCTTCCGTAATGTCACCATAAAAGGCATACGCGTCTTTACGGAACGCTAAGATGTAGTACACCTGTTTGTTCACTGCGGTGTCGTAACCACCTGGTGTACGCATAGATTCAATCGTACGGAAACCGGCTAATTGACCTGGGAATTCACCGGACAACAACATAGACGGCTCTTTACAGCAACCGATATCCGCTGCCAAGCGATATTCAGATTGAATTAATACGTTGCCGAATTCCGGTGGAACAATCAAGAACATTTGGTTGTTTTCCCAACGGCTACGGTGTACTAAGACTTGGCGTAAGTTCAACAATTCAGTCGGTAAATTCGCTGGTGTGATACGCACAGGTTTACCAACGGTACCTAAGTTGATCGAACGATGACGACCTGCGTTTGCACCTTTGTTATTAGGGTGGGCTTCAAGCACCATACCGGTTAGTACGAAGGCGTGCCACATACCGGATAATTCTTTGTAGCAAGAATCTAAGAACGCATCCTCGAACTTACTCCAATACTCACACATATTGCGACGTGTGTTATTGTCAAATTTCAACGCTTTGTATGCTTGATGGCATAAACGCATTTGGATGGAAGTTAAAGACACTTCATCAGGTTTGATTACTTGGTTGTCTTCGTAGTTCTTCCACGCACCGACATCCGGTTGCAATAAGAATTCTACGACTTGGTTACAGTCAAAAGCCTGTGAGACAATATTGGTGTTAACAATTTCCCCAATAATGTCTTTTTCCCAACCACGGGCGATGATTTGGGAGTGGTATCCTTTCGTAGCGAGAGGAGTATCCATGATACTCCCATACCCAGACGCCGAACCTAACCTATTCAAATTAGACATCATGTTCTCCTATTTTATTTTTGAACGCTGGAACGATGTGCGCCCAGTTTCGCTCGATACTCGCTATATTCCTGCGCCGTAATATCACGTCGTTGACGTTTACGTAGCATCTCTACAGCTTCCTCATTGGTGAACGTAAATCCTTCATTCTGCTTAGCAGGCGAGGTTTTAGCTACACCGTTCGTTGCACCAACATCAGCGATTGCATTTGCTGCCGGTGCCTTACCGCTGATAAACGCTTTCACTTCATCCACGATAAAATCTGCATTCCCACTTTCCAGTGCGTCTTGTAACGCATGACCATAAGTGGTCTTAAATGGATAACGGCTATCCGGTTCAGCTAATTTCTTTTGGAATTCTTCGGAATTAAAGATAACACCGAAATCCGGAATCGCCTTAAATATTTTATTCTGCGTTTCGTTCTTTAACGCGAGTCTGCGTTCTTCCGCAGTCGGTTCACGCGTACGTTGTTCTGTCTGAGACAAGCGTTCTTCTAAAGTAAGTACGCGGTCATATACCGGCTTAACAAACGTATCACGTATTTCAATTAACACATCATCATCTACGTTTTCACTGTTAAAGCCTTTACGCTCTAACAGCTCACGGACTGCGTCCGCTTGCTGAGCCTGTGTCTGCGTTGACATCTGACTACGTAGATTACTTAATTCTTGCTCCAACTCAAGCTCTCGTGCGGAAGGAGCTGTATTTTTGTTACCGTTAGCGACCTGCGCTTCTAGTTCGGCGTTACGCTTACGATATAGCTCTAGGAGCTTATGAGGGTCTTCCCCACCACCATTATCATTCGGAGCGGTTGTATTGTTTTCAGTGTTGGTACTGCCTCCAACAATAACGGTATTAGGTGCTTTAACCTCTCCTGCAACAGGTGGTTCTTGTGGGGGAGTTGTTTGATCTACACGTTTGCTTGTAGATCCATCGGTATTAAATACAATGCCGTTAGCCTCTAACTGAGCGCGCGCTTGGTCTGCGAATGGATGTTTAGCCATAAACTTGTGCCTTATTTATTGACTGTTTTAATCATCGCAATTAAATCATCGATGATCTGTTCTTGACCCTTTAACTGTAGGGCCATCGCTCTCGCAGGTTGCTCATTTGTAATAGCATAAGCCTGAGCTGAACGAACCTGCTCCTTACTTACAAACTCTTTTGCTAAAGTTAGTAAGTTTACAAACTCAGCACACGTTGAAGGGTCACTGAACACTTTATACAGTGTGCGAGCTTGTAAATCCGTTGGTACGAACGCACCAAATTTAATCTTAGCCACGAATCGGATTCTTCGGACTTAATTTCTTTTGATTCATACCACGTTGGTCTTTAAGCATCGCTTTGTTACCAACTAAATCCGCATCGGTTCTCACTTTACGGTTAGTTCCGGTACGGGTATCTTTAATCATAATATCAGAGGGAATACCCGCCATTTTTCCGCATTTCGCACATCTTGCCATTTTTCTATTCTCCATGGAATAAAGGTCTTGGAAGTAACTGAGCTTGCGCCACGGTTAGTTCTTCTACACGCATAATTGCTGAACCAATCATAGTTTCATCGCATAGCTCAAACATATAATAACCAGGAACAGATAGCACCGTGAGATTGTTATTCGGTGTATGCGTCCACAGCTCACCACATTGTACCACAGGTTCAGAGGATACGATCTGCGATTCAACGGAATCTAATACGCACCCTTCGCAATCCACGCACCCATCCCGATGTGGGATCTTACCACCTACAATGTCAATCTTATGTAATACAGCGCAGTCGCCTTCGCGTGTTACATCACCGTATTTATCCGTTTCGGCGCAACGAAAATTAAAGGATGAAATTACCACGACGTATCCAGGTGTAACCATAAACACTTTAGAGAACTTCGTTGTCTGCTTTTGATCTACAATTTCAATCGCCATGATTATCTCCTATCGTGGATCCATCGGGTCATTAGGGCCGTCCGGGGCTATCGGGTTAGGTTTACGTGGAGGAGTATTAGGGTCAAACGGTACCACTTTCTCTTTCATAATGATTTCAAAGTCATCACGAGAATCTCCTGTGAAAATATTAGAAGGGTTAGAAGCATTAGAAGAATTAAACGTTGTTGAGACCAACGTATAACCTTGATTCTGCAATTCTAACAAAACTTCGTCATATCTTGTTCTTGGTACAGGCTTCCCTATAATTCCCATTACGCTAAATTCTTTTAGAATTTGTCTTGTGTCTTGTTTAATGAATTTGAAATTAGCCGTTGCGCTACCATCTTCCCACACCGGGTTAAAATCATATTCCTGCAAAGTAATGGTGTACACTTTTGGTGTTTCAGTATCCGCAAAATACATCGGAGGTATAAAATCACTCGAAACAAATTTATAGCCACCAATTTTTAGTTGGTTATCATAAATAGTTCTAGGAATTTCATCTCCAACTTTTCCAGTAACTTCACTTAGGGTTGTAGTAACAGGGTCAGCGATACTACCTTCTTTTGGTAAGATTACGCGCTTAAAAATTACTTTCGACAGCTTAACTGTGCGAAGTTTAACTAAGTAATACTTCGTATAGTCGATGTCTAAGAACGTTTCACCCTCAGCGAACGTTGTTGTAACAAGCTCTTTACCTTGTCCCAAGTATTCATTTAGCTTAGCATTAAACGCATCACGTGGAATCTTAGTTCCAACTTCACCGTCAAAACTAAGCTTGTCAACAAACGCATCATCGACGAAAAACTCGATCTCTACTTTCGACCGCTTAGGTTGAGGTTTAGGTGTATCAGGTTGCGGTTGAGGTTGAGGTTTAGGCGTCTCAGGCTCTTTAGGTTTCTCCGGAGGGGGAGGACTTGGAGGTGTAGGGTCTTTAGGTACATTACCATTGCCTCCTTTCGGACACTCTACCCCGACGATACCACCCGTCGTAATCTCACTACCAATCACCGTACTTTCCGGTAAGCAGCAACATTCTACTTCTTCTGCTAGAGCGACGAACTGACCTAACAATGTTTTGTCTTCCAGCTCAAATACGTAATCACCAGGAATCGTTAAAAATAACATCCCTGAACAACCATCAATCGCTACATCGCAACAACGAATACGAAGTGGTTCGCTCAACTGAACAATCGCTGACTTACCCTCGTCTGCACCACACGCACATCCGCTACCAAACGGCATAACGCCACCGCCCAAATAGACACGGTGAACTAAAATCTTTTTACCGGCCGGCAAAGCGAAGGTGGAAATTTTTAACGCCTTACATTCACCTACAGTTACCACGTGCGTTACAGCGTTGGTGGAAAGGCTATCAAATAGCACCGCACGGTTAGTTTCTTCTGCGTTAGAACTTCGACTTACAGCGTGAACTTTTTTGCCAGTAATAATACTACAGTTAGACATAGAGTATCCTACAACGTTAATAGAAATAAAATCGTCGTGATTGTACTACCGACGAAGAATCCGCGCCACCACCAACAATATCCGCATTCGATCTTAAACAAATCAGCGAACGGTACAATTACCTTGTTCCACGCGAAGAGTTGGATTTTATTGGCAACCTTTCTTACGTTTTTCATAGCTTTTAACCCATTCGTACGTTTTCTTCGCCAGGTCAAGCGCCAACTCATACGCTTCGTCGTCCGGCCCTTCCGGCTGGAAGATATAAGGCTGCTTCCAATAAAGGCGCTGCACACCACCGAAAGTTCCGTCATGCGCGAATGACATCTTTCCGCCGGCACCGAAATCTACGGTGACACTAAGTACACCACCGCCGTCATTTACGACTTTACCTGCACCTTTAAGGATATCATGGACGATGTCACCCACCTGCATATTACGGCCGTTTAAGCTCATTTGAAATCTCCAATATAGAGTTATTAGTTAAATTCTACACGATCTCTATGTTAGTAGCAACTTACTCGAAAATTACTACTAACATACTAGAAAACTACACCTGTGGCGTTCGCGGTGTCTGTGATGTTACTTCGGTTTGTGGCGTCACACCTCCTTGTGAAGGTGGGGCTAACGGGCTTAAGTCGAGAGATTCTTCCCCCATAATAGATCTTAATACTTTCTCAGCGTTTTCATCCGCCAAGTCTAAGGCTTCAAGTACTCGGTCAATCGCTTTATCCAACGTACCTGGTTGCACTCGTCCGGTTTGGCCTAAGCCAATCACAATTTGCGCTGCCTCGATCATGTCATTTTTCTTCAACTCACGTTCCATTAGACCGCTCGCACCACGCGCCACAACCTTCGCATCACCCTTGATCTCTTTCTTAGGATTGAATTTAAGGTTAAGCATATATAGCGATTCAGCAAACGGCGAAATAACGTCTTCATCAAAGTTTGTAATACCGCTCTGAACGCCCTTAAGCGCATTCCCATACAGCATAGACATACCACGGAACGTTCTGTTTGCTCCCGTCCCCACTGGTTGCCCGTGAATACTCGCAGGAATTTGCGTCACAATGTCAGCCAACGACATGAACCACTGACACACGTTACTCAAAGCACCGGTATAGTTCGGGAAGTTATGGAACACATACGCAGGACGACCACCGCCTACAAGATCAGGGTCGGTTGGGTTCATCGTATAAGGTTCAATTTCACCGACTTTACCGTCCTCAACCCACTGCGCAATTCGAGTGAAATCGACCTCACCGATAGGGCCGGAGGAATATTCCATGTTCTTAATCATACCACGCAAGCACGCATGGAACGCACGCTCCGTATCACGGACCTTCTGCGCAATACCGAACCCCATTACTCCGTTACCCGTCGTCTCGTAGCTTGTCACGAAGACGGGTCGAATGTTCGCATTAGGGTTAGGATTAATAATGACTTTAAGGGTGAAATGACCCAGCGTGTGGATGATACATTCATAGTACTCGTTATCCTCTACGCCCTTAACACCATATTCTTTAAGAATTTCTCCTTTCACCGCACCGTGATACTTCAATACTTCAAGCGGAGAATTACCGTCCCAGCTAATAATATTACCGCCTTCTTCCGGATTAGGACTTAACCAGTTTACACTTGTATTACGGTTAGCAAAATGTTCAAGCGCAGCAATCACATTTTCTTGGATGTAAGACGGTAACGATGCCATCTTCATGAGCTGTTGTTTAGAGTAGCGTTTACGGATGATGACATACGACCCATCTTGGGCGTTCGTACTGTCAGGAGACCAAAAGAAGTCGAATGGGCTTACACGGTTGACGGCATAGATGACTTCGTCTTTCGCCTTCAAGGAATCTCCCTGCCACACCATGCGAGTACGAATCTCAGGCGTAGGGCCTTCCAAGACGGCATACGGATAGATACAAAAGTCCTGCAAGAACTTCAACACGGCTTTTTTAAACCCACCCTCGACGCACTGATCCCACATCTCCGTTTCCATGAGCTTACTCGCCTCTTTTGCCTTGGCAATCATCAGCTCCCGTGTGGCATACTTCTCTTTATCTATGAGTTCTTGTAACTCAGCACGTGTGGAAGGCATATCTCCCTGTCCGCCAAACAACACATCTTTGACTTTGATCAGCACTTCCTCGACCATGCTATCACTCAGTTCAGGCACCGGCGTTGGCTCTACAGCAAAAGGAATACCACCGCTACCGAAAATCAAGTCACGTAGCCACGCATTTAACGCACTGATTTTCAACTGCGATAGGTTAACGCTAGGCATATTCCCAAATGCTTTTTTAATATCACATGGGATTTCTCCGAAGTATTGGTTGTAGCATCTATGCAACACTTCGTCCGCAGTGGCATCACCAAAACTTACCGTATTACGATGTCTCACCGCAGCATCGAAGTCCTGCTTTACTCTCCGTGCTAAGTGGTCTTGGATCTCAAGTGTAGCATCACTGCGACTATCATGAATGCGCTGAGCAAGCCCTAATTCTTCTTTAATCTTCATTCGATCCCCTAATACACGCGCTTAGACGGTGGTCGTTTTATTGCGCGGTGCTGTTGTTGATTGTCTGTGCCGTGTCTTATGCCATTACAAAGGTATTGGACTGCATCGTGAAGGTGGCTGAACTCGTTTTTAACCGGTTCTGACGAGTACGTCTTACCAATACCAGCTACTTTTAATGGACGGTAGTGGTAGCCACCACGAAAGCCCCCAATGATTTTCTCACACCGCTTATCAATGAGCAAACCTTCACGTCGTTGCAAGAAGCTAATCACACTATCCAAACGAGGTTTAAATTTATTCGTCGGTGCATTAACCGCTTGTATGCCATACTTGCGAAGCACCTGTACCGGTGTCTCACCGTGGTTACTATCTCGTGGGTTGGCCGGGTCGGTAAACGCCACCACATCACACCCCGGATAATGCTGCGCGATAAATGGCATCAACACATCGCGAACAAATGGAACAAACGGCAAGTCTAATGCGAGCAGCTCATGCTTGATAAGTAACGTCCCCATCTCAATCTGCCCGAACGCCACCGCAGGATTTAGACCTGTGGTATCGATCCCCAAAATCACCGGTTGCCCGAAGGTCGGTTTAAGTTGGTAAGCACTCACCATATCTTCTTTCCAATATCCTTGATACACCGGCACACCGTCGAAGTTGCTGCCATATTTACCCATAATCTCAGTATCAATGTAGTGCTTAGGCTTACCAGCCAACATACGGCGATAATACTGATAGCCGAACGCCCGTCGCTCCTCCAACGTCCAAGGTATGTCATTCACCATCGGTTTCTGATTCAAATACTCAAGGTTCTCAGCCACAGGGTTATCAATATACTCGATTGTCCCGTCCGGTTGCTCAACCTCAATGAACGGTGCCGGCTGGTGGAAGATCTTCGTCCCTTCAACTTTGTCTAGATCAAGTTTCGCAAGCCAGTGGTCTTCCGACGGTGGGTTGCTATCCAAGATAACTCCACTGTACGAACAACCACCACGTCCTGTCGCAGGGTCAAGGGTCGGGTAACGACCAACACGTTCTTTACAAGTATCATACACCTCGAAGGCGACTTCTCGTGCCTCGTTGATGAAGATCATCGTAAACTCCATCGACTTGAGTTTCTGTACGTCCTGCACATTCTCCAACGCGATGAAGACGAACTCCATATCAAACCGCGTCCCGTCCGGCAACCCACCACTGAACCGCGCGGTCATCGGCGCCGTCTGTCTCACCGGCGCAAGCATAGGACTTACCCATTCGGAGAATGTCTTAACCGTCGTCATCCGGAGGTTAGGATAGGTCGCCCGCACAAGACCGAATCGTGTACGTCTAACCCCATCTACGCCAGGCGCTTGTGAATATCCACGCAACAAAAGCTCTTGGATCATCATCACCGACTTCCCTGTCCCTACGCCGGCTATCACACCTCGTACGAAGGTATCATCGTTATGAAACTCCACCGCCGTAGGCGACGGGTTATACATCGGCATTACTATCTGCGTCATTGTGCGCTTGCTCTCTCGCTCTCAATTAGTTTTCTTAACTCTTGGATCCGATGTTGTAACGACGCTATTTCGCGCTCATACTTCGCAATCCGTTCTTCTTTCTCACTCTTTCGTGGGTCGTAGTAATACATCTCAGGAAGCGTCATTTTCAACCTCCTCAAAATCCCATGTCAACACCAAGCCATTTAACGTCCCGATGATAGCGAAGATTACCCCTACCACATAAGCATTGGTTGTCGTATTCCCATAGAAATGCACCAAAGCCCCGAAGAACAGCCCGAACGCCGTGCCTACGATTAGGCTGCTCACCAACGCTTCTTTATTATCATCACTTAACTTCATCTATATCCTCCGGATTTACATCAATCACTGTATTTGTCCCATTAAACGCCTCCGGTTTACGTAACCCATCCCCAAAATTCACCACGAGCTGTACCCCTGTATTTACGGTGGCATTCTCCTGTTTAGTCTTAGCGAGTAATGCCGGGTTAAGATTGGCCAGGTTGGCAGACAGCTCAATGGCTTTCAAGGCGTCTTTGTCTTCACCATGGTTTATCATGTGTTCTAAGCGTGTTAATCCCTGCTCAGCCACGCGTCGTGCTTGTAACTGGAACCCATTGGTACCTGCCAACGCTGATAGCGAACTCTCTACTTCTCGATAAACCTCTCTAAATAGCTTGTTACCCCGTAGCGTCTCATATTGATACGGCGTTAGCCCATACTCTGCGAGGATTGCATCTTCTTGCTCAGGATAGGCGAGCAACTCAATGATTAAGCTACCCCATTTCCCAACGTTAAAATCCCCTCGTAACGCTGCCGAACCATGCGAAATGGGTTTACGATCAAAGTCTATCTCCGCGAGAATACTGGATAGGTCGGGTAAGTCCCCTGTGTTATGATCAACGGTCAGGTCTTGTGTCATACCATCTGTCAAATTCGGCATCTGTTACCCCCTCCAAGTTAATCGTATCAATCATAAAGCGAAACGCATCCGCCTTCGTCACACCACACCGCTTACAAAAGGCCATGAGCTTGTCGTGGTAGTCTTCTTCAAGTTTTAGTTGTACTGTCTGCATTGCACTACCTTATTAGTTATTAGTCTAAAGTTATGTTAGTGTATCATAACATCGTTGACAAGCGATAGCGTTCCATGTAGCATAGCGACGTTTGTTGATTTTTTCATATAAACTTCCTTTATAAAATACATAAGACCTCTGGTTCCCCCTTATCGTCTCCCATCGATTAGGGGGATTTTTTATTTTACGGCGGAAAAAATTTTCGGTAGGCGTCGGTTTACAAAGAGAGGTGGGGGTCGTCCAAAGGGGGTGGGGGTGCCGGCTACGGTAGGGCATTGAGACTAAGAATCCTTGTACGTAGTAGGACGAAGGTACGTAGGTTATAGTAACACTTTGAAATCAAATAGCTTTGTTTTCTCTGTATTTCGGAAAAATTGCGAGTGGCGTAGTGCGTTTAAATCTATGCCCTCCCCTCCCTAGTCAGTCCAAACCCTCCGGGGGTACTCCGCTCATAACGAGGCGTAGCCCACGAATGGAGCGACGTAGGAGCGACGCTATCTACAAAGGTCTAGTACACATAGACGAACGAGGCGAAGACGCTCGGACGCTTAGGGCGGGTGGGTAGGGCAACGATTTTTTGTGCGGTGAAATGTCTGAGTGTTATGTGGTGGCGTGGATGCTCTGAGGTATTTTGTCGCTGTGTATTATTTTAGAGCTCTGAAAATAGTTGCGCTTGCTCTGAGTAATTTTGTCGCTTTGGGCTGTGACGTTGATGAGGATAATACCGCTCGCATGGTCGCCGTGAAGTATCGGGGTTTGCGCGGTTGCTTTGGGTAGCATGGTATCTGTGAACACTCAGACACTAAAAAGCCAGCTGGTATAACACTAAGAACACTCAGACACTAAAAAGCCAGCTGGTATAACACTAAGAA